AGCTTGCGGCAGGAGTGATAGATGCGCATCAATACGATTGAAGTAGTTAGAGAGTTAGTAGAAAAACTCGGTGGTGGATACAGGCCGTGTGCTCGCATCCTTGGAACCAGTCACACTGCATTGTGGCATGCTCTTGAAGGAGACAGGCCGCCCCCTACATTGGACACCCTTGCCCGATGGGCGAGCAATGCCAAAGAAGAAGCGGGCATTGAACTTTCGTTTACAGTTAAGCCCGGTGGCGTGCTTGACTGGACCTTCACCCTGTCCGAGTAGAAGATGGGATGTGGATTGAAAGTGCTCAAAATATCTCGATTGTTGAGGTTGCACAACGCTTAGGTCTTGGCTCTCGACGAAGCAATTCTTTTAGTCCATGTCCTGCATGCGGGGCGGAAGAAAGGGGTAGTTCGGACAAACGTGGACCTTTAGGTCAGACTCGAGACGCTAAGGGCTGGAGGTGTCATGTTTGTGGGGCTGGCGGTGACGTTGTTGATCTTGTATCGCACGCCATTAAGGGTGATAGGTTTCGAAATCTGACCAAGGCAGACCAACAAGAAGTAAAGACTTGGTTTACTCAGGAAGGCGTAGTTCTAAACAACGCAGTCAAACCTCAACCAAAGCCACCAAGACAAAGAGTTAGACCTCCTGTTTTAGAGGTAGCAGAGTTGTGGAAGGCAGCATCGCCATTGCACAGACTTCAGAACACCAAGCCCAACAACAGGGTCAAGAAGTTCTTGTCGGACAGGAGTTTTGACATTGACCTTTTGTCCCAAAGTAAGATCGTTAGAGTTCTTCCAGAGAAAAAGAACTATCGGTGGCCTGCTTGGTGGCCGGGCACCTGGAGTTCCATATACAGGCTTGCCGTCCCAGCGTTTGAAACAAACGGTCAGCTTGCATCAATCCACGTTCGCGCCATCGGAGACAAACAAGTAAAGCCAAAAAGTCGATGGCCAAAGGGGTTTGAGGCGGGCGGGCTGTTCCTTGCAAACAAACAGGGAATCGAACTTTTACGAGGCAACCCTTCTAAATCACTTGAAGGGTTACTGATTTGTGAAGGGATTACTGACATGCTTAGGGCTTGTTGTTCGGTAATCCATGAGAATATGAATATCGCTGTCCTCTCTGGAACCTCTGGAAGTTTCCGTGAGATGTCGAAGATTGTTATTCCTAAGAACCTTAATGTTTACGTTGCAACAGATCCCGATGAACAAGGCGAGCAATACGCAAGTTTGATCCACAAGGCAGTTGCACCACACACCGTGTACAGATTGAATTTAGATGAGCTGGAGTAGAGGTGCCTGATCTTGATAAAGTACTTGCGAATAAAGAAAACAACCTAAGAACACTTATTCACACCGCTAAACAGCAGGGGCCTATTGGGACCAAACCGATTGCTGTAAACGGCCAGATGCGTGTGATAGGAAATGCGGCAGCAGTAGGTCAACCCGAATCAAAGGTGGTCAATCTACTAGACACATATGTCACTAAGAATGGAGACATGGCTTTTAGGCCAAGCCGACGAAACGCTTACTTGGTTTTGTGCAACGACACTAGAGTAAGAGGAAAGATTTGGCACGATGACTTCAAGGGCACGTTGATGCGGAGCCAGGAGGAATACAAAGACACTGACGATACCAAGCTTCAGATGTGGCTTGAGGGCATCTACGGAATGAGGATGTCAACTGGGACGGTTTCTGAAGTGGCTCGACTTGTTGGAGAAGAGTTCTCTCGGAATCCTTTGCACGAGTATTTAGAGGGCTTGCAGTGGGATGGAATACCGCGCATCGATACCTGGTTGATTCGTGGAGTTGGAACCATAGATACAAGGCTTGTTCGAGATGTAGGCAAGCGATGGCTTATCTCTGCAGTGGCAAGAGCCATGCAGCCTGGATGCAAGGCAGACACTGTACTCATCTTTGTGGGACCACAAGGTGCAAAGAAGAGCACTTGCTTTCGAGCGCTGTGCGGAGACGAATACTTCTGCGACACGCCGATGGATATCGGATCTCCAAACGCCTACAGTCAGATTCGTAGAGCGTGGATTTACGAGGTCGCTGAGCTTGATTCAATCCGAAGGTCTGCCAACAGTGCAACCAAGGCGTTTCTTACAGCTCAAGAAGACACATACAGGCCAGCATACGGAAGACATGCAGTCACAACAAAGAGGCACTGTATCTTCTGTGGAACAACAAATGAACAGTCATTCATTTCTGACATGACAGGTTCGAGGCGGTTCTGGCCAGTTCGAGTAGGGACTGTAGATCTCCAGTGGATCAAAGACAATCGAGATCAGTTGTGGGCCGAAGCGATGGCGGCTTACAAGAGAGGAGAAATCTGGTGGCTTGAGAATGAGTCGGAGAGTGAACTGCAGAAAATATCTGAGGACTACCGACAGATTGATCCGTGGCAACCAATGATAGAGCATTGGTTGGTGGCCAAGAATAACGTCACGGTCACAGAGGTAATGCAAGAGGGTTTGAAGCTTGATCCAAATCAAATGAGCAAACTTGCTCAAATGAGAGTTTCAGACATCCTTCGCCACTTGGGCCTAAATCGAGTGAGGAAAACTCGATTGGGCAAGAGGTGCTATGTTTGGTCAAGGTTTGACTCGAAAGATACAGATGAAGAAGATGAGCACATCGATTTCTAAATGCGTCCCAAGAGGCTTCACTTTTGTAGAAGAACAAGAATGTTGGTCAGTGTTTGATCCCGACCATGAAATGGTAATCGAAGCCAGACACTACGATGACTTGAAAGACCGACTTAGGACTATTCTTGAAGCAAAGAACGAGGTTGTTGAAGACAGCCTGATGGATTTTATAGCGAAGAAAAAGGCAGAAGCCTAACTTACTTGCCGTATCCCACTTTTCTGTTCTTCAAGGGCTTAAGAACCTTTTTCTTAGTAGGCTTTTTCAGCTTGCTCTTTTTCATCGTAGTGCTGCTTTTATATTTTTTACCCGGCATTTTGTTCCTCTTGTTTGATTGGCTCACCGGCAGGCTTTGAACAAGCCGGACAATATAAAGAGCCGTGATAGCGGTGGTCACATTCAAAGCAAATGCGATCTATTTTCATTTCTTTTTGCTCGCAGGCTTTTTCTTGGCAGCAGGCTTGCGTTTTCGGGGAGCTCGCTTGAGCTTCACTTCATCGTCTTTGGTTCCAAACTTTCCGTCAGGCCCAGCATCGACAGTTGCTTCGATTGCGCCGACGCGAACCTTAATTTCGCCATCTTTCAATTGCTGTTCGAGTGCATCGATATGACTCAACAATAAAGGAACAAGGTTCTGACCTCTGTAATTGCTGTTCCAAAATTTACGGATGTTCTCAAGGCGTTTTTTACTAAGAAGTCCCACTTAGTTTTTCCTTTGTTAAGATGAAAAGAATGAAGGCTTGGAAAAGATATTTGTCTAAAGACAGTAACAAACCCGCTGTCATTCTACCCATAACTGGGAAGATTCTAAACTATGAAGACATGCCAGAGGGAACAATCTTTTATGTGGGAACCCTTTGGAAATACAAAGGAAACCTTGTCAGGATCTCTGGCCGGTCCTGTAAAGAAGGGTGTGGAGGATCGATGGTTTTCGAAGATGAAAAAGACAACGAGTTCTGTAGAACATGTGGTCTATTAGAGCCGAAGCTTTGATTGAAGACCAGGCCATTCTCTAACAGAAACAACGCCTCCGGTAACGTGCTCAATAGCCACAGCCAGTGCCAAGGATGGCACCTTTCGCCCACCTTCTAAATCTCGCAAATAAGCAATAGAGATTCGCTGACCAAGAGGATCGAGTTCATCATTTAACCAGCCCACAAAGGCTGCTCTCGTCGATTTTCCAGGTAAACTCGCTCTGTAGTCTTGAACTTGCATTGTCACTCCAATCTGATTGTTTTCTAGATAAGCCAAAATTTGTCCGCATGCAAAGTGATGCTCCTTGACGCACTTTGTGAACAACACTATTTTAAATACCATGGACACAACAAGAGAAGAATGGCTTCAGGAACGACTCAAAGGACTGGGTGGTACTGATGTAGCAAACATTGTCATGAGTTCTGCAAGCTCAGCTCAAAAGGTTGGCTGTTTTCATAAAAGCCCGTTTGCTTTGTGGGCAGAGAAATCGCAGCTAACAAGACGTGATAGTTCTGAAGACTCGTCTATGAAGCGTGGTCGCGTCATGGAAAAATATGTTTGCGAACTGTATTTGGAGTTTCTTGGAGACGGAGCGAGCCTGATTGATCCAGGTCTTACTTGGCACCCAGAGCGAAAACGAATCTTTGGTACTCCTGATCGCCTGGTGCTTAAAGACGGAATCGAATGGGGAATGGATGCAAAGACTCGACGCAACAGAAAAGGTTGGGGCGATGCCGGAACAGACCAGGTTCCATTAGACACAGAGGTTCAGATGCGAGTGTACATGGAAGTGTTCAACTCGCCTTATTGGGACGTTGCTACGCTCTTTGGTCTTGATGACTTCCGAGTGTACAGGCTTCAACGAGACGAAGATCTTGGTCAAGAGATCCTCAACATTGCTGACAAGTGGTGGAAAAACCACGTCGATGAATCTGTTCCTCCTGCAGTGGATTCATCAGACATCGCCAAGTCAGTCATTGGAAAACTTCATCCAAGAGTTGTAGATGAACAGCTTAGGGCTCCTACAAACATAGAGCTTGAGCTGCATAAAGAACTGGTTTCGATCAAACGAAAACACAAAAGAATCGACGATAAGAAGAAAGAGTTAGAGAATGAACTTCGTCGGTTGATTGGTGACTCGGTTGGCATTGATCGTGTTGCTACATGGAAACAGTCTAAATCAAGACAGTTCTTTGATAAGACTCGCTTTAAAGAAGAGAACCCAGAAATGTACGATTCATACACCACGGAGAAACCCGGCAATCGGGTGCTCCGAATCTTGGAGAGCAACAATGAGTAAGAATGAAGTCTCACCCTTAAAAGAACTTGGAAGCTATCTTGAAAGCAAGAAGCCTATTTTAAAGAAGTTAGCCCCTAAAGGAGCAGACATCGACAAGATCGTTGCCCTTGCTACCTTTGAGGCCGCTAAAAACGAACAGCTTTTACAGTGCTCTCCACAGTCGATGTACATGGCTTTGTCTAAAGCATGCCAGTTAAACCTGGTTGCAGGCGGGGTGCTTCATCGCTCTCACTTGGTTCCGCTTTGGAATAAGAAGAGCCGGTCTATGGAGGCCGAACTTTGGATTGACTACACCGGCTTAATGGAGTTGGTTCGTCGGTCTGGAGAGATTGCAAACTTTGTTGCCCGAGTGGTTCATGAAGGGGAAGAGTTCGAGCACTACTTTGATTTGGACGATGGAGAAGTGCTTCGCCATCAACCAAACTATGATGGAACGGTTGGAGAACCTAAGCTTGCATACGCTGTTTGTTTTTTCAAAGACGGTCAGCGGCAAGTAGAGGTGATGCGCAAAGACCAAATCGAAAAGATTCGAGACAACTCTAGAAGCGGCAAGAGTGGCCCATGGGTGAGCCATACAGAAGAGATGTGGCGCAAAACTGTAATCCGTCGAATCTGCAAGTACTTACCATTGTCAGCAGAAGCAAAGACTGTTCTTGCATACGATACAAGCGCTGATGTCACTGGAGAAAAATCGGAGCTGTTTACTCCCAAATCTGTTCTTCAGGATATTCAAACAGAACAAGTGATAGTTAATTCGGAACCAATCGATGTTGATGGTTTCGATCTTCCGCTGAAGAAAAAAACTAAGAAACGAACCAAGGCGGCACAAGTGGTTGCTGCCAAAGAAACCGCGACTAAATCTACTGAAACTGACAATCCGTCAGAAGATGATTTTGTAATCAACCCAGACAGATAAGGAACCCTAATGTCTCTATTGAAAGAAATTGAAAACGAACGCCTTGGCGTTTTTGGCAAACAAAAGAAAGAAGCAGAAGAAAACAAAGAAGACGCAATGGTTATTTCTTCTACTGAATTTATGAACATTGCACGCCAGGTTTATACTAGAAACTGCATTGACAAGAAGACGTACTCAAAGATGAAGAGTCATCGGTTTCGTCTTCATTCATTCAACTGGCATTTCACCAGCCTGATTGGCAGTATTACAGCAGCTAATTTTGAAGAAACATGCCAAAGAAGCATTGAAGCTGGATTGAAAACAATTCGCCATTCACAAGGAAATGGAGACTGGAAGCTTGCAGAATATGAAGTCGCAACAGACAAGGATCGCGACAACAATGAGTTGTTGGTTATTGCAGCTCGTTACATCGATGTTCTGAATAAGGAAGACCTTCAGTATGTGAACGGCATTCCTGCATCCAACGTCAACGTAAACGTTAAATCACCGGCTATTCCTAAAGAGGTCTTGTCTGCTCTTGGTGAGCGGGGAACGGACGACGATGAGCTCAAGGTGCTTCTTAAGCAATTGATTACAGTGATGGCTTCTGACGCTACGCCAACAACAGATACGAAAACACTGCCTCAGGGAGAGGAAGGCGTTGAAATGACTTGAGCGTTTCAATGCCAAAAAAAGTAGGGGCGGTCACGTCGGGAATGCTTGCTGTAGGGTTCTGCAAGCGACCGTGACCGCCCCCTTTATTTATACAGGAGCCGCTTCTTCTGAAGCTTCCTCTGCGGGTGCCTCTTCTGCGGGTGCCTCTTCTGCGGGTGCTTCTTCTGCAGGAGCTTCCTCTGCAGGAGCCTCTTCTGCCGCATCAGGGGCTTTATCACCGTCATCCATAAGATGACAAGTACCCATGCTTGTTGAAATAACTACAACCCCTCCAATCAGAGCAACCTTTGGATTGAGTTTCTTCCAGAGTTCTTTTAGCTTTTCCATTATGTCTCCTCAGACAGGTCGTCTTCGGTAATGAGTGTATATGTGAAAACCTCAGCACCTGACGCCTTCCAAATACTAACCGCTTCCTTCCAGTCTGCGATTCGGGCAAACACCTGGCAGCCAGCCGACCACTTATCTACTCGCGTTGAGTTCTCCCCGGCATGATGCAGATTCACGCCGTACCACCCCTCGATTCCAGGGTCGTCGTCATGACCAAACGACAAAATGTTATTCCGATCATTGTCACGCCAGACGCGGATGGGCGCTGCCCGTTGACATAAAGTTAGGTACTTTCCACGGTGCATATCCCACTTGTAGGCACGGTAGGAACCAGGCACCATGATGGCTGTACCAGCGGAACTTCCATAGACTTCAGGATGCTCTAAGCAATAAGCCCCTGGGTCCGTGGTTATTCTGTACTTCTTGTGTTGCCACAATCCGTTGTTCACCCACACCAAGTGCATCTCATCGTCAAAGCTATTGGAGATCGTGTTGTTTGATCTGACGCCAATAATGTTGATTTGACCATCGGTATAAACCTCGTAGTCTTTTTTCTTCAACACATTGATGATAGGTGGTGGCTCATCAGACACTTCGGGCTGCTTTGGCTCCTCAGCGGCTTGTAAAGCCTTTAGGGTGTTAGGCCCTACGATTCCGTCTGCTGATAGTCCTGACGCCTTCTGGAAGCGCTTTACGGCCTTTTCTGTGCCTCGGCCAAAGATTCCGTCTACACCAATCTGGCCATAGCCTTTGTCGTTCAAAGCCTTTTGAATGTCTTTGACTTCATCTCCACGGGATCCGACTTTGATTAGCACAGCTCATTTACCCCATGTCTTTAATACCAACACGAACAATCACATCAGAAGTTGGTGAGGTTGGGCTTACGCTAATAGCTCCTGCCTCAATAACGCCAGCAATTGCAAGATTGCCAAATGTCGTACTGCTTGGTGCGCCGCTGTTAATAATGCCAATAAACTGTCGGGTTACTCCGCCCTGAACTCGCAACAACAAGTCTGGATCATCAACACCTACATTAACGTCTGACCCATCGTTGTATAGAGCGGCGTGTACGGCATCGCTGCTGTTCTGTGTATTGTCCACCTCAACAATCATAATGCCAAGGTTAGCAACAGCACCGCTAATGTCCTGCGCTTCAGTCGTTGTAGCGTCAGTTTCTGTAGCGACATAATCAATTAGCTTTGCTCTTTTAGTAGTAAAACTGGCTGCCATTTTTAACTCCGCTTCAGAATGATAGTGAGTTTGTTGGTTCCCGATGGACCAGTGCTTGCTTCCTTTCCATTCTCTTCAGACACAAAGTAGCTGAGACCATTAGAAAACGTCACACCATCAGGAACGGTCCAAACAGTAGTATCGTTTGGCTTCATTTGAAGAATCCAGTTTGGCTGTGTTGTTCCTGGTGTAATGTCAGCCGAATCAAACAACTTGAGGTAAGCAGTGTTGGCGTCTCCACTTACATAAACAATTGTGTACCAAGTGCCCCCCCCGCCAGCCACGTCTTCAACAGCAGTAAGGCCAGGACCAGTATCATGAATGATGTCTGCGCCTAACGAAAGCGTTTGATTGGTTGCTGTAATAGCCATTAGCTACCTCGACCGGAAGGAGTAGGAGCAGGAGGATTAGGATTCGCAGCAGGAGCAGCGGCAGGTTTTTCCGCAATCGCAGACTGCACAATATCAAGGCATCGTTTGAGGCCCTCAGGCATTCCGTCATCACGAGCAAGAACCTTAACGTTGTACTTCGCGGAGTTGTCGGAAGTCCGAGTATTCTCGCTCTTTGCAGAAATAGAGCCGTGGATCTTCACGTCTACGCTAACTGGACCCCAGCCCGCTTTGACCTCAGTATCCATTGTCGCTTCGTAATCGCGACTAGATTTGGATGAAGTGCTAGACTTCACTTCCATAGTGAATTCAACTTCCACCTCTTTCACCGCCAATGAAGGAGTGTTTAGAATCGCAAGAATCGGAACATCAAGCTGATTCGTGACTTCAGTGTATCCACCAGCCCCGTCGTTCACGGGCTTAGAATAGGTAAAGTCCACCGTCCTCGCCTTCATCAGGCCATTGGCGTCAGTCTCCAAACCAACGGTTTGAATAAAATCCGCAGTAGCTTTAGCGAGCTGAACCTGGGAGTTACAAGCAGCCGCCAGCGGACCACCGATAAGTTGATCCATTGGAAGACCACCAAACTGGTCGGACATTTTTACGAGGCCATCAGCCATTACAAGCTCCTAAGTCTATTTCTTTTTTCGTGTTGAGGTTTTTTTCGAACCAAGACCTTTCGCTACTTTTTTTACGGCTTTCGATTGCCGCGCATGCATCTTCGAGGCTTTCTTCAGCTCTTTACTAATCTTCGAAAGTTTTTTCTGTACAGGCAAAACGCACCCCTACTTCTTCTTCTTGGCTTTGAATGAGCCTGTTTTCTTCTTCATCTTACTGTAAGTCTTCGACGAGATGGTCGAGTTTGACTTGGAACGACTTGTCCCTGCTTTCTTACGCTTATTGATGTTTCCATACAAACTGTTTTTAGCCATGTGTTCTACTTCATGCTCTTAGTGCCTTTGCACTTCCAGCGTTTTCTCGAAAGATTGTTTGGGGTGTTTGGGTCGTTCTGTTTTTTCTTAGAAAGCCGCTTCTTAATTCCAGAAGAGCGAGCGCAATAAGCATCACCTTTCGATGTGCCAGGCTTTACACGACGACCGCCGCCTTTGGCTTTGCCAGCTTGGCCATAAGAAACTCTTTTGCCTGAAGCAGTAACTTTGACTTTCGCTTTTCCTTTTGCTGGTTTGGCCATGTTTTTTACGGGAGCAGTTTAATAAGTTGATTGTCGATTCGAGCATAACCTTCAGGAGGCTCTTGCCCTTTAAAAGTTATGGAAATCTTAGCAGTATTTCGTTTTTTAGCAAACCATCCATTGCCACCTACAGACGGATTTATTTTTAGCTTGCGATGAGTACAGCCAATGTCAGCGCCATCTTGCATGCCTTGAAGTTCAATATCCATTTCCACAGTAAGGGCTTCGATTGCTAAAGATTGTCCGGTAACAAGTGTTTGCATCGGGATTTGAATGTCCCGTTCAATTTGCTTTCCTTCCTCCCACACAGGAAGACGAACAGTCACCATTCTTGGTTTGTATATTGGGCTTCCGTCAGAAGTTTTTTCGCCTGTATCAATCCAATATTCTTCTTGCTGAATGTGATTCAGTTCGTGCTGTTCAGCGATATCTGTTGATTTAATTACGGCTTCTTGAATTGCTCCAACAAACTCATCTAACGAGAAGTGCGCCATCGTCCTTTTCCCTTATTTGGACTTTTCTACAAAAATCACACTGGCATACTAATGGCTTTGGTTGTTTTGCTTCTTGATGCCCAGCACACCAAGCTTCATACATATAAAGCACTGCACCGCCGGTTAAGAAAGGGTAAACCTTATCTTCTCGAAGCTCTGCATATCGCTGTTCTAAAAGCCACTGAACAAAAGACTCATTGTCTTGCCATCGATTCTTATTAATCGGTGATTCTGTTGACATAACCAACCACGTTGATTTTGTTCGCAGTGTCGGCAATAGCAGCGATTCTCCTGGCAGCGCTTCCAGTCCCACGAACAGAATGTCCAGAAAGCACAAGCATCAACCCTGTTTGGGGAGGAACTTTGAACATCACTTTTTCAGCGTTTGCTGCAGACGCGCTGCTTACATAGCCAATGTGTAGAGTTACTAAAATAGAAGCTGTATCAATATTGGTCATCCACAACCAAACTTCATCTCGAATGTTTGGAGACGTTCCTGTGTCGTGAATAAAGGAACCGTTTCCGGCGGTATCCGTGATAGGAATCGGGTTTCCGTCTCCTTCTGTTCCACCAGGTGACAGGTTAATTTTTGCATAGGTTGCCATCAGTCACGTTCTCTCTTTAGTACTCGCTCAAAAAGCTCTTCATACTTTCGAGTCATTTTTGTGAGCTGGCGGCCCATCCGCCGGTTTTGATTGATGAGGTAGCCAATAAATCCCATGGTCATACCCAGGTCCAGGTACTGAGCTACAACATCTCCTTCCACTTACCCCTCCATAAAAATCGCAATGCACTGCATGATGACGATAGTTGCGAGAATCAGCCCTTGGGCTTTGTGGATTTCCTTCTTAATGCCTTGAATATCAACACGAATTGCAGACACTTCAGCCTCCGTAGTATCAACGCGCTGACCTAATACAGCAACATCAGTTTCAAGTTTTCGAACACGTTGTTCCATCTAAGGCCCCCTAGTCGGCTATAACGCCTCGTAAGTACCACATTTTCCCCATAACGTCAGCGTCTGTAAAAGACTCTGGATGAGAAGTGAAGGCGCTAACTGAAATATCCTCGCGGTCATAGTCACCGACAACAATGTTGTCTGCTCTTGTATCAGTGCATTCGACAAGAGCCCATCGACTGTATGAGGCAGCTTTTGAGGTTGTTCCCATGCTGACTGAAAACAAAGTGCCTGCTTGTACATCCGACGCAATCGACGATGCTGTCTCTGACGTGTTGCAATAGAAAAGGAGGAACGCCATTAGAGTGCCGCCCGGTGCTGTAGCGGCTGAATCAACATGCGAATGCGCTTAATCCTGATCTGGCCCCTAGTTGCTGAGGTAGAAACACCCCCAATAAACAAAGCAGGGTGAAGGTAGTGATCTTGCAGTGTCTGAGTGAATGTATCGCTCCACGCAAAAGTAGATGAATACAACTGACCAAAGGGATCGCCAGTAGAGTATGCTCCTCCAGTAAAAGCTATCTTGCCATTTGATGCTTCAGCAGAAGTCCTAAGAGGAACAGTCGCAAGACAAATGGCGTCAAGGTCAGTCGATGCAGAAGAGTTCTGTCCTCGCCACTTCAGGCCACCGGCATTCACTCCGTTTGTCCAGTACGACCGAAAGCCACTCTTGTACAGATTCACATTCGTGCTGCTCGATGGCAAGGCATTTAAGTTCTTGAAGACGTAAGCGCCACCCCAAGTCGTATCCGTTCCGCCCGTTGTGGGGTCACCAGATTGGTCGGAATCAAACGCCTGAAACCCCACACAGACGGACAAAGCGGTTCCATTTGGCCCCGCTCCGTTTGATGCCAGACCAATAGGCCCATTGGTCTGATCGAACAGGACCTCGATCTTGAACTGGATCGCCTCGGGTTGCAGCCCGTATGCTGTCTTGCCGGAAGGAACACTAAGTCCAGCTTCAGCCCACCAATTGATGTGCGTCTTTTTGACGATGGTCACGCCATGATGTTCGGAGCCCTGGATTCGATGGTTCGTATTGCTTGAGCCACCAAAGTCAATACGCATGTGGTCGCTGTTCAAGTCAACCGTGGTATCGGCGGTGTTCGCGTTTCCCATCTTCATGACCTTCCAATAATTATTACTGGGATCAATAGGAAGCTCCACCCAATTTGCATAAGGATCCCCGCCCCCTGCACTTGGAGTTCGAGGACCACGGTTTGGGATGTGATCTGCGCGTCTTGTCACTCTTGGGGCGTAAAGCCCAACGTCGTCTCGGCTTCGCCTACTCATTAGTAATCAATCCTGTTTACAAAACCTGAAATGGCAACAACATTTGCAGTCGCAGCAAAGCATCGTATTTCAAGGCTGTTTTGAATAATAAGGCCAGGAATGACCTGAACTAAGCCAGCGTCCTCGTCAAGATTTACTTTGATAACTTTGTTGGCGGTTGTCTCCCCCCACTCGATTGTCAGCATTACATCACCACTGTGGGTGTTCTTAGCGTAAAGCCAGACTTCGTCCCAGTCCGTAGCGTTAGCAACAGCAGTGTGAATCACATTGGCCGTGCCGAGCCCCGCGTCACCAGTTCCATCACTCGCGGTTGTAGTGATAAGGATTGACTTACCGTTTGTTGATCCGCTTAGTTTTTCTTTAGTAATGGTAGCCATTTAGTAGTCCTATGAGAAAACTTGCATGTGAAGAATAAGGCTTGCATCATCACGATCAAGATCTTCTTCCCAAGATAAGTTGCCGGATGAATCTGATTGAAGAATCTTTGGTGAAGCAGGAGGGGCGGCCGGAAATGTATAAGTGTGGTTAGACGCGATGTTCGCGGCTGCCTGGAACTTCATAAAGTTTGTACCGTTGTCCGAATCCTCGTTGAAAAGAAGAGATGCCGCAGCAGTAGTAGACCCAAAGATCCGCACACCGCCAGTTCCTTTGGGCTTCAAAGACATCGTAATGTTGGTTGAATCTCCCAGCACGCTGATTGCAGGAGCAGTACCGTCTGCTGCGTTTTCAACCTCAACGTAGTTTACTGCGTTGCTAACGGAACAGAACTTCAAAAGCTTGTTGTTGTTCTCGTCATTAACCGCACTGCTGTCCGTCATGTTGACATCGCCAGGAACGGTAATGTCTCCGTCCGACTCGACAGTAAACTTGGTTCCAAGAGTTCCGTTTTGTGAAAGTTGCAGCTCAAACTTGGCGTCTTGAGTGCTTGCTGTATTCGTAAATGCAGCTTCTTTAGAAACCAAGAACTTAGCAGCATCCACAGCGTTTCCGCTGGTGTCTTCAAGGTCAAACTGAAGACTGACTTTTCCAGTCGTATCGTTAGCGTCAGACTCATTGCCAAGCTTCAACGCTACAAACTCTGCATCTGAATCTGTAGAAATGTGAAGAGCGTTGGTGGGAGCAGCCGTTCCAATACCAACATTTCCATCAGTGTGGATTCGCATGCGTTCGGCAACATCATCAGTACCGCTAACCTTTGTCCTAAACTGCATGCTTGCGGTGCCGGTGCCATCTCCTTGCCCAGTAGACAAGATCAAGTCACCACCGTTAATGTTGTTGGCCCCGCCCATGACGCCGCTTCCAGCGCTGATAGACAAGTTCTTTCCTGCGGTGGTGCCTGAGTCTTGATTGCGAGCAGAAAGGACCGTTAAGTTTGCGTTCCCTGCTGTGCCTAAAATAAGGTCGGCAGTAGTGCCGGTAATCATGGCACCATAGTTTGAGTCTGCCCCGCTAGCGCTAATGTCTAAACCAATGTTGGTTTGTGTTCCAGAAGTTCCACCAACCAAATCAACATCAATACCCGTATTGATAACAGTACCAACCATGGTTGGTGAATCTGAGTTGATTTCTAAATCAAGACCAATGTTTTGTCCTGTTTGGCCTGTAGCAATGATTCCCGTAGCGTCGTAATCAATCTTTGCAGCAACGGTTGTGTGGTTGCTTGTTGCTGTAACATTGGTGTCCACAACAAGGTTGCCGCCACCGACATGTAGATCACCAGCAAGTGTTGTGTCCTGGGTGTCATCAATAGTCAAAGCAGCAATAAGCGATGACCCTGTATGTGTGGACAGGATCATCTTGCCTTTGGTGTCATCAGAATCGCCGTTATGGCTTACCTCAATCTGTCCAAGAGCAACATCGGCGTGGTCTTCAAAAATCAACTTTGATTCACAACCACCATTTGAGTTCTCGGATGTTGAGTTCTTCAGAGTGACATACGGAGCGTTGTCTTCAACCTGTAGCTTTGTCCCAGGAGAGGCCGTACCAATACCAACACGATCATTGGTTTCATCAACTACAACAGTTGGGCTATCGACCTCAAGGTCGGTAAGGATCTGTGATCCACCACTGCTGTTAAAGGCACTATTGAAACCCATGCTACCCCCTAGTGGTTACCTGCTTTTGAATCAACCCAATGCAGCCTGGCTGTAGCGACCTCTGGGCTTCCTGTTGCATCATCAACCAAAACCCAAAGATAGCACGCCCCGGCAGTTGTCTGCGCGGTAGGCGCAGTCACTACAGCATCCAGCGCAATCGAGACATGCTTGAGGTTTCCTGTGCTTCCAGCCTGAAGCTTCTGACCTGTAGCCTCACCAGTCATCGGATGATCCCTGCCGCTGTCCCAAGTCAGAAAACAAGAGACAGTCGCGGCAGAGTTCGCGTTTGTAAGCGAAATATCAACATGTGACAGGTAACAAGCTTGAGGCATCGCCTTCGACTTAGGGTCAACAGCAGAATCTTCGTGAAGAAGAAGACCGTTTCCGTAACTGCCGGTAATTTCAGTTGTAGCGTTGTCGTTGCAAATGAAGCCCTGCATTCCGGCCTCCTAGTTAGAAGGTGGAAGAATCAGGTTGCGCCGCCAACAAGTCCACGCCATGTGGTGCCATCGCAATAAACCAAACATTGTTCGGCTTCCTCAATAGTAGCAATTGTGGCTGCAGCGTCATTACGAAGTGTAATGGTCTCAGAAGAACTTCCGGTGGCATTGTTCATAATGAGAAGAAGGAGTCCAGTGCAAAGAGCCTCAGCCGGAAGATCCAGGTTCCTGTTACCAGTAGGGTCAACAATCAAAAAGTTAGATGTGATGACAGTCTGGTTTGCAGCAGCGGTTCCCGTAACCAACAAGGTATGAGTCGCAGCCGCAATAGTGATGGCTTCGCCCCTGAACGACAGAAGGCTTGTTGCGCCGCTAAGAGCAGTCAACAAAGGGGTCTGCCCTTTGACCTTCAAGCCAAAGCCAGGCTCAACGGGAATATCGTGATTGAGAGCGTTACCGTTCATCATTTCGGGAATTTGGGACATTGTAGTGGTCTCCTAGTAGGGTAGAGGGATCTTAAAAAAATAATAGCACGTTGCGATTAATCAGCGAATACCAAAGTGATAGGGCCTTGTTTTACCATTCTTCATAGTTTAGTCCCTGCCTAAATCTGGAGCCACGACGAACTCTTTCTTCTTCAGCCTGTAATTGAGCTTCTTCAAGCGCTTCTTTCTTTTCTGCAGAGTACGTCTGTTCAACGTTTGGATCAATACTAAGGGCTGCTTGGCGCTCTTGCATAAGCATTCTGTTCTTAGCTCTTGTCTGAGACCTGGCTCTCACAGTGCTTCGTGTTGGAAGATAAACTGGCTTCATTCCAAACATTCCAGCAAGCTCTGACAAACTAAATGCTGTTGCTTGTTTTTCCATCAACAATGTAATGACATCATTCAAGTGAATTTTATATTCGCCTTCTGTGTTTTTCATCCAAACGTCTTTTACACCAACCGATGCTGCTTTAGAGCGAACTTCATCTTCACTCATGTCGCTTGTAAGAGTCAGCTCCATCATGTTCATTCGAGGATGAAGTTGTCTCATCGGCCTATCTAAAGTATGCCGGGCTGACATTGGATCTCCATAACTGTCAACATACGCTGTTGGATCGGCCCTCATTTCAGACCATGTTGGACCAAACGGCTTGAGAATAGGTCTGTCTAACTTACGAGATGCGGATCTTGTTGCAGCAACAAACGCTTCTAAAATACCCGTGTTGGCCCTATCCAACCAATTGAAGGTATCCATTGACCTACCGCCACCAGGGGTTTGCATAAGATTGCGCCAAATCCACCAAGCTTTTCCGTTTTTAGCGTGGAACCATCCCTGTTCTGGCAAACCAATTTGGTCTGCTTTAGTAGCATCCAAATGACTTCTGGGCGTAATGTTAAACGCTCCATCAACAATCATTCCGCCAGTTATTGCTCTGTCGAGCTCAACAAGCCAAGGCGGAACTTTATTGTAGTCATCAAGAGATCTGTTGTAGAAAATATCTTGACCTGTTGCCAAGACAGGAAGGGCTTGAATGTGTGGCATAAATCGTGACGCCAAACCACGAAGAGCATCTTCTCTGGTGGTTTTTCCTCTCAACGGACCAGCAGCATCCACAATGTCTACATACAAGTTCAAAGCATCCATCATTGGAAGCGGCGGCGTAATGTAGGCTATTTGTGCATTTCTTTGCGTGTTTATCTGCGTGTTTCTAATAAACACGGGAAGCCTATTGATCTGATACTCCTTCATCATGATCTCTGGGTCATCACTAAGGTAGACCTGCTGCACACCACGAACCAATCTAATCTGACCAATGAGTCGGGCTGGGTTGGTAAGCAATGTTTCCCAGAAATGATCCAGGTTCTTTCTCATGTAGGAATAGAACATGATCAAGTTGCGGCCAACCGACTTTTCGGCTTCGCTTAGATCGGCGTAATCATACAGAAACTTTCTTGCTCGTTCTGCCGCATGAGCTGGAGTAAATCCTCTTTCAAGGTAATCAAGAAAAATGCTTACGCGATAGAAATTGTCCATCGCGGTGGCTGTTTCAATAAGAGTCCTTTGCCATTCACGACCTCCACGACCAACAGTTTTTGCCCATACTGGTTTTCCTGAAAACATTCTTTCAAGGTCTTTAGTTAAAGCCTGAATTGTTTCAGCATGAATAAAGCTTGATTTTAGTCCAGCGTTTTCAGTCAACCGAATAAGTTGTTCCGTTGAATAGACCATTCCATGTCTGGTCACTAACGGTGGAGCATCAGGAGAATAATCAATAGACATTCTACGGCCATTCTTTGTAAGACCGTCTTTATACAATGCCACCACAACCGCTTTCGTTTGACTGGCGTTTCTAAACAAAGCTCTAATTGTTCCAGTAATGCCCATTCCTTGGTACATCTGGAAGAACCCGCCCATTCCAACACCCATATAGTAAGCAGGGTTTGGAATACCGATTCCGGTAGTTACGCCCATTCGAACGTTTCGAAAGGTCATGGGAAACAAAGCGGCAAGAGTTTGGGCTGCTTCGTTAACAGCCATTCCAACTCGAACATTTAGATCTCTTTCTTGAATCCTTTCCGAAACGCTTTGAGTCAATCTGTCTGTGTTTGGTGTAGCAGCCCTTGGACCATAGGCGGAACCAACTCGAGATACCCGGTCATAAGCGTTTTCAATTTCCATAACCACAGCAGAGGGCATAAACATTTCTTGCCCATCAGGAGTGACGTATCTTTCGAATCCTCTTTTCGATGGCTCTATGCCAAGACGATCAAGAATATCCATTGCGGCTTCATAAGCCATCATGTCGTGGACGTTATCGAGAGTGTCTCTTGGAAAAAAGTTGTCTGCTGCTTTAGTAATTTCGTCAGAAGGAAAGATGCCTTCCGTTGTAGTGTCTTGTCGCGGTGCGTCTGGAAACTCTTGGTATTGATACTCTACTTCTCCGCTTTCTACTTTTTTGAAATAGACTCTTCTTGCTAACAAATAATGTTGTTCTTGATTTAGATAAAAAAGAACTCTTTGGTAGTAAAGATCCTCATTAATACCAACATGTTCAGCACCTTCTGGTCCTTGTTCAAGAATCTTGCCTCGCCCGGATCTGGCAATGTCCCATGTGCTAAGACCGATTCCTGATCTAAGAAGAGTCTTGTTCAACCCTTCAACCAAGTCCATGCACCGAAGCCGAACCATGACTTCCATCATTGCAAGGCCGGGGTTGAAGTTGGGCATTTGATCGGGTCTTGTACCAACCTTGGTCTTAAAGTTGTTGGACACATAAGCCATCAACTCATCGAGCTTTCCTGTATAGAACAAACTGTAGACAGCCCCCAAATCAACGTCTGGGACTCTCTTAGTTAGCTCAACACCCATTCCACCAACAAATGCTCCAAGAATGATTCGACCGCGCTGTATTACCGCTTCTTCTTTTTCTTTTACGCTTTTTCGCAAACGATAAAGGGCGTCTCCCATGGCTCGACGGTCTGCTTCAGAGAAGTCTGGAGTTTTTCCTTCTTCAAAAGCCTTGTACGCTTTTCGTCTATAAAGGCCAAGGATTCTTAAGGCTTCTCGTTCTTGTTCTCTAAGTCGTCGTTTTTGAGGCCCTCCCTTTCCGGTCAAGTCTCGAGTCGTAATGATGTCTTGAAGCTCTTCTAAGCTATCAAGAATCTCAATGAGCATAGAGCCTTGCTCAATATCAACATCCATTCCATCTATAGGATCTACAGCATCTTTGGGGTTTTGCGGAATGTATGAATCGCTATCAATGTCAGCATTTCTAAGTTCTTGAACAAACGAGTCAAACCGCTCTCTAAATGGTTGAACAAATTCAATTCCCTTGTCTTTGTTCTTTCTGGAACCAAGAAGCCTTGTAACTTTTGCAGGATCCACTGGCGCTTGAAACATGTGCTCGAAAAAAGCAAACAACTCGCCTTCATCAATTTCTACATTAGAACGCATTGCTCGAACAATAAGAGCCCTAAAATCTTTATCTACGTTTCCAATTTGAGCGATGATTTCGTTAAGAGCTTCAACTGCTTCTGGATTCAAATCTCCACCAGCGAACTGCTCTTTTTTAAGCGAAGAAAGCACAGACCTAAACCTGGTCATTACGTTGTCGCCTGAGTCTGGACCAAATTTCTCAAGGGCTGCTGACCCACCTTGTTTAAGAGCGTTCCACCAAGCATACCCAAGTGATTTTGGTATCTTGTGTGTATAGCTAGTCTGACGAGCTGCGGGGCCAGCAAGGACATCTACTGTTGCTGTTTGAATCGCATTCCATTCATCTGCAGTTACCGTAGTTAGGTCTCTGTCCCAATCGGTAATGTGCCTTCCAGTTCCTGCAGGAATAGCCTCTAAGGTTGCAGCACCAAGAGGTTCTCTTGCAAGAGATCGGATGTGAATCCTTAGACCTTCTGCCTCGAAATCGTTGAATGTAAAAGTGTTGGTAGATGGGTCATAGTTCTTGGTTGCATCGTTGTGTCCAAAGATTTCTCCGAACATTTCATCTACAGCTTTTTGGATTTCTTTAACCCTGTTTCTTGGAACAATGCTTTTGGTTGTCATTGGAACCATATCCATTGGATGGCCAAATGTTTTCCGTGCATGTTCTCCGCTTACATAGCCAAGAATCCTTGCAAACAGATCCACAGGATCAACTTCGGCTTCTCCTGGTCTGTATCCAATTGCTTGTAGAACGTTCTCAAGCCTTCTATCTACCTGATAAAAGGTTCTTTTTTGAGCTTGTGCAATAGCCGATTCTTCTTCCAGAGCTTTTTCTGTTTCAAGCCTAATCTTGTCGCCAGGAAAAGTTCGACCCAACTTAGAAGTCATGTCGGAAACGTCTCTTCTAAGAGCCTCTTCTGGCCGCAAAAACCTATCCCAGAATGCGCGACTCTTTGGACTGATTGTAGACAAACCACGCTGGCGATGCTTGATCCAAAAATCTTGCATGCTTCTATACAGATCGTCCATGGCTCGAGGACTGATTCCGTCTGGAGTTTCAAGCGTATTGACGTAGTTCTCAAACACATCCGCAGCATGAGCTGCACCAGATGGGGTCAACACTGGAGAAGTCTTTCCTGAATGGTCAAAGTTTTTAGCAAACGCTTTGTACCAGGTTTCGCCCATAAGTCTTGCTATGAGCCTTCCGTTTGCTGAAAACAGCTTTCTAAAATCACCAGTCTGAAACAACTCTGTAAGATGAAAAACATCTTCATTGGTCATCAGCAATTCATCTAAGACATCATCAGGGTTGCTGTACCTGACCTCATATCTGGAGGTTTTTCTGGGAACCTTGTCAACGTCACTTCTGTATGTAGAAAACAAATATGGTTCAATGTCTCTTGGAACAGATCCGGTTTTCCCGCCAGAAATAATATACTTTCTAAAATCTTGAGTAGACCACAGTCTTTCATTTAGTTTGTATTGTTTGATAACCGCATCAGCCAAATTCAGTTTTTCAATCAACGGAAGATCGTCAACCGATTGAATCCAATCAGGAGCGATTCTTTCGTTTGTTCGCAGTGGACCAAACAACTCTAAACGCAGGTCTGCGTTTCGCCACGAAACATTAAGCCTATCAACATTGCCAAGGCCAAGCACTGATGCATCAGCTCCACTTGGACGACCCATTACTGCAACAAAGGAAACAGCAGTTTCGAAATCATGACCAAAGGCCATAAACTCGCCTACTTCAGAAAGAACCTCATTGATGACCTTCTGCGACGACTCATTCTCTGAAAAGTCAAACCTTCCTTCTCTGATCTTGTTTTGAAGAACTTCAAAGATTCTTTGGTTGTTTTTAGAAATGCTTTCAGGGGTGTTCTTGATTGGTCCAGAAACCGCTGAAGACATTTCTGCCACAATAAAATCAAGAGCAGCTTGCCTTCGAAACAGAGCTTCTCTTTCCGCAAAAGATACATCAGAACCAATGTTTATTTTGCCTTCAATAAGTCTTTCTGAAATGTCCAAAATTTCTGGTGGAAACTCTTCAGAAACCTTGTCGTTTCTAATGTATTTCATCAAGGCTTTAAACTTCTTAACGAAAGCGTCGAATGTTCTTTTCCAATAAGTTTTGTTTTCTGCAAACTCTTTTTGAGCCATCAAAGACTTAGGAAGTTCTTTAGTAATCAAATAGTCAGACAAGGTATCAGCAAGCCACTCTGAAAAAGTAGCTTCAGTACCATACCTTCCTTTGAAATCAAGAGACCTTGACCAGTCTGGAAATCCTTTTGAGGCTTCACGCAAATATGCCGTTCTTAGGGCTCTAATGTCTGTTTCTGGAAGGAAGCTGGCATGAAGAGCATGAACTAATTCATGAATGAAAGTTGAAGCTCTCGTTTCTGAATCGGAAAGAGCCAGCATTTCATTCTTAGTCAAACTGGCAATTGTTTCGTTTATTACCTCAGAAGTTTTGATTCCTATCGAATCTTTTCCTGGGGCATTCCATTTTTTGCTAATCTTCCCAACACTCAAGGTCATTTGCGATGCAAGGGCTAATATAATTTTTTCTTCTTGACCTGCAGCGCCAGGACCAAAAACCCTTTCCATGACTTGTTGAGCTGAATGAGAAATGTGTCTTCCCAATTTCTCTTTCAATATTTCTTTGATTCTTCTTCCAATTTCTAATCTTGACTTATGGCTTTTGGCATCCATCATGGCTTGAGTCAAAACCGAAACTTGATCAAATACTTTATCGACTTCTTCGGCAAACAACTCACCGAATTGTTTAAAGTCAATATCTGCAAACTCTTCAATCGGGCCTTCGTTTAAAGGCTTGGCGAAGTTCATTTTAATTTCGCCAGTTCTAACGTTGTAGAAGCCTAAATCGGAAACACCAGCGTCCAGGTCTAAAGAACCGGAATCCGACAGGAAAACTTTCCTAAACAATTGATCAGGAAGAATGTCAACAAAAGCCATCGTCAACAAGTAGTTGGGCTCATCAATAAAGCCTTCCTCATGCCAAATTGTCAGCTTTTCTTCGAACTCCCTTCTTTGTTTTTCGTATTTTTTAGTAGGGCCAGCGTCCATCAATGAGTCAGCGTCATCGGCCTTTACAACCCTAAGCCTCTTTACAGCCACTCCGCTAACGTCTTCAACCTCGGCTGATTCAACTACAGAATAAGGCGCTTTAGGTTTTTTCAGCACGTCTTTGAATTTGTTCTGAAACTGAGCAGACAACTCAACATCAGAAAAAACAATCGCTGCATCAATGTCTGGAAAGGAATCAACCATCAACTCGATTTGAGCAAGAATAGAATCCAGGGTGACATCTGCAACACTGAAACCTTTGCCCTCAAAAAGAGGCTTGGCGTCTGTTCCTTCTAAGGTTCTGATTTTAAAAGTAAGCCTATGATTTGGCCCGCCTTTATCAGTCTGCTCCATAAAAACAGCAATGACTGGTTTTCCGTCAGGACCATCGATAACAACAAAGAGATCCATTGATTCTGGTACTGGGGCTTCACCTTCTTTTAGTCGCCAAGGACCATCAGCTTCTCCTCGCATTACCTCTTTTAGGACAGGATCTACTTCACCATTTTTTCGAATGACGCTTCTGCGCAAAGGCCGTTCTGTATATCCTTTGCTGTTTGCTTTTGGAGAAAACTCAATTGGCTTTCCTAAACCAAGATCAAAATCAATCCAAACGCCGACATTGCCCAAATCAGGCTCAAACTTTCTTGGACCAAAATCGGTTTCAATAGTGGTCGGCCTACCGGAATGAGTTGGTGGCGGAGCCGTTGGTGTTTCTCCTGCTTCTGGATCAACATCAACATCAGGGTCGGCCTTCTTAGGCTCAAAGCCGTCTCTTTCAAACTTAATACTGACGTATTCAAAGAACTCAATGGGATCGTAGATTCGATCTTCCATTGCATATCGCCAAGCTTGTTTCTCAAGACTTGTAAGAATCGTTGGAATCTCTGCCCGATCAATAAACCCTTTGTCGGCAGCGTTATACAAATCAGTTTCTACACGCTTATATGCATCTGATTGACGTGTATTAATAATGTTTGGGTCGCCGTAAGTAAGCAAGTGCTCAATAGTTTTGAGCGCTACATCTTTTCTTTTTGCGGCAGTGTTCTTGAGATTCTTTAAAATCGTTTGTCTTGGAGTGCCGGTAACGATTTCATAAATAGTTAGAACTTCATTTAGAACGTGACTTGGAACGGTTTCAAGAAATTTTTCCGCCTCAATGCTGTTGAGAGAACCATGAGCCATAAGCTCAATCCCTCTTGAGGCCAAGGCATAAATATCGTTGTGCTTAATCTCAGGGATTGAGTTTATTGAATCTCCAAAACCCTCCCCGGTTTCTTTCATTCGAGAAACTACAGCATCTAAAACTCTTCGCTCATGCACACCAAGCCGGTCATCGTCAGAACGACTAAGCCTTTCTAAAGCTTCAACATTGTCTAAATCAGCGTCACCAACAATGTCTCGAATATGATTTACAGCCCGAGTGACTTCTAAATCTACACTAAACCGTTTAGACCTAAGCCTCGGAAACATTGAAGACAGTGTGGCGTCTAATCTAAACGCTACCGTGGGTTTCTTTTTGGCATCAAGAGCAACACCACTCGCGTCGTCTTCCCAAAAACCCTTTCTTCCTGTTGGGTGGCTCCAATAACTCCATGTGTTCCAGCCTCTATGGGCGGTTCTATAAACTTGACCAGTAGCCCAAAGAGGCGGCGCTTCCCAAGGAACCAACCAATCTGCAAGGATTCCGACGTTACCCCAGAACAGAAACTCTCCAGAGTTTCTATCAACACCCTTGGCATACATAAGGTCGGTCATGTGCCTAGAAAGACCCATCTCGCCAGTGTAAATGTTGGCAAGAACACGAGCTAAATAAGACGTGTTTGGATCTCTTACTCGCTTGTTTGGAGACCGGGCAAAGTCGATTCCTGCTGGAGTAAATGGAAGAGGAGCCTCCATAAAGACTTCTTGAAATCCACCAACGACTCGCATGATTCTGCCGATGCTGCTTTCTTGAATAACGATTTCGCCATTTTCAATGGCGGTTTCCATAAAAATCGTTCCAAATGCTCTTGCTGCGGGAACCGTTGTTCTGCCGCCACTCGTAAAGATTGCATCTATGTCCGCACCAGCCGCAAGCAAAATGGAGTCCATAAAGCTTTGTTCAGACGGAATAAGGTTGTCTAAAAGCTCAGGGAAATACTTTGCAATCAAACCAATCGGAACAGCACGAAGGTGCCTACGAATTTCGTGGTCAGTAAGTTCGTTGTTCTCAACAGCTATAAGAATCGTTCGAATCGCTGGAGGAACATCCGATTGAGTGAGCTCATCGTACTTTTGCTGGCCGAGAAGCTTAAACTTAGCAAGGTCTAATCTGCCTCGAATAACGTGCTCAGGCATTTCTGAAATAGTAAGACCAAGGATAAGGTGTCGAACAGCGTTCTTTACATCTTCATCTTTAGATGCTTGTTCAACAGACATTCCATTGTCTAAATATACACGAACAGATTCGATTACCCTGTTCCAAGTCTCCGCTGGCCTCGACCTATTAATCTCGAGCTGAAGACGCCTAGCATCTTCTTTATTGTCAGCGAAAAAAGGAATGTATTGATCAGCGATGCCGGTAAGGATTTGAAACCGCGTTGATAAGTCTACAAGACCTTGTGGTGCTTTGATTTGAGCAAGGAGGCCATCTCTTCCCATTGGAATGCCTCTCCAGAAATCTGGAGTGTTTCTTGATGTCCTTGACAATCCGTAGCCAATAAAACCAAACAGTAGAGCCGAGCCAGTAATTTTTAAAGCGCCACCGCCAGAAAACTTTCTAAGTCCTTTAAATCCTGGGTATTTTTTACCGCCAGGATCCGGTGCAAGAAAATAATCAGCAGGCCCCACTCTCGGAGGAAGCTTGCCTTGATACTTGTGCCCTTCTGGAAGAAGAACAGTTGCTTTGACTTCTGGATAAAGCCATTGACCAAGACGGGTTTGAGCAGGCCCTTTTACTTTTCCGCTGGGAGCAACCGCCTCAACGGCCTTGGATGCTGTGTAGCTAAAAGGGCTTCTTGTAAACGGGTTGGCTTTAACTGATGGAATAAAGTACGGAGTGCCCGTAACTTTTGTTGCTGCCCAAGCTTGTGGTCTTCCTGTGACCAATGACGCGCCAATAATACCAGCACCAACTCCGACTGTTCTATCAATCCAGTCTGCACCGTTTTGAATCGCGTCAATATCAAAACCTAAGTTTTGAGCCTCCTCTCCAGTCATCATGGTCTGACGACCCATCGCCATAGCAAATGCTGGGAGAATGCCCTCGGCTCTCATTGCGGTATCGATGTCTCGAGCCAATTGGCGACGATTTTCAAACCTTGCTTGAGGTGTTGGGGTTGCTTCAGCAATATCAATTGTTCGATAATTGAAGATCCCTGAAGCCATAGTAAGCGTGCTTACATTGTTTTTTAGAGTTGATGGAATCAGGCTGGCATCGATGTCATCAATCATAGACTCGATTTCGCTGTCTTCAGCTCCAGCATCTATTGCATCATAAATTCCAAAGACAGCGCTGTCAGGATTGGTAGTAAGCCTCAACCCCTCACGCCTTTCTCCATATCTATTTTTAAAATCTGAAAGACTGGGCTTTGTTCTTTCTGGTATTCCGTGCAGGTTTCCAGAAAACTCTTCGTTGCCGACATGGGCAAATTGAAGTTTTCTCCTTGCTAATTTAAGTGCGTCTTCTCGACTAAGATTGTCGTCGATTCTCATCGATTCATCAGCAAGCGTTCTAATCGTCTCCTCTGCCTGGTTCGACATCTCAAGAGGAGTGACACCAGGAAGCGCAGGAGATGAAACCTCACCGGCAATTTCTATCTCTGACGCGGTTACTGACCTGCCGGTGCCTTCAGAACCTTCACCTTCTTCTGGCTCTCCAAGAAGCCGTGTTTCTGCTCTTCGCTCTTGCCGCTCTCTCCATACTCGAGCCCGTCTTTCTTCTGTAGTTTCGGCCATTTTTATTCCAAGGTTACCGAGATTCTAACAACGGAGAATATGGTTGAGAAGTTCCCATCAAAAACTGATTCATTCTTTCAATCGAAGACGGTCGCGCATCATACCCACCAACAGCTTGAATAATAACCCTTAAGGTCTGAAGATCAGAAGAATAAGCGTTGCGATACATTTCCATTACAGACCGTGTAGCGCCAGGCATTGTGTTTGAGGCTCTGCCCAACAAACTCATTCTGCGATGAGAAGCAATTTTCCATGATTCTCTTAGGGAATTTAGAAGCTCCGAGCGCTCGTTTGGAGAAAGCTCTCTTGCGCGTTCTGCAATATTTCCAACGTCATCGTTTGGACCAACAATCATTCCCCATGAATGAGCCTCAGAAACCCTGCTGTGCTCGGCTTTTTGCCAGGGCCTTAGTCCTTCTGGCTGGGCTTTCCCATATCCAAAACTAGCCACATCATATCCACCCTCTTGAGGGTCGTACTGATAATAATCTTCTTGAAAAGTAGGAAGCCAGTCGTCTTCTAATTTCTGATTTATATCAGCAACTAAGCCCGAAAAAACTGTTCCTTGCCCAACAAAAGGTGGCCTGTTTGATTCATTGGTTAGTTGTTCTTCTAAAGAAGCAAGCGGGCTAAGAACAGCTTTTCTTGACCATTTGCCTTGCATATACGCATCAGCAATAAGGCTTGGGGCTCCATCAACATTCTGCAGACCTAAGGTGGTGACGTATTCTTGCTGAACAGGAACCCCGAACTGTTCAGTTGGAAGAGCTGCTACTTCTTCTGGAGAAAGACGTTCACCAGTTGGGCTAAACACCTCTCGTAAATTTCTATCGTCTTTATGTTGCCCCGGCCCATCATACTGATCATGGAACCCAGCGCCTGGCGCTTGATAAACAGGGTTCAATAGCTCATCAAACCCCATGCCCGGCTGAAGCGTTCCTTTGTGGGTGTCCAAAGTACCAGATGTTCCGGTTTGATAATGCGAAAGATAAGAGCCTATTGTTCTTTGAACTTCCTGATAAATCTGCCCGTTTATAAAGCTGACTTGCATTTTGCGCCTGATTTCTTCTTCTCCGCCAGGCTCTAATGCTGAAGCTAAATCAAAGTACTGACCTTGTTGCTGCGCTAAGTGAAAAGACAAACCCTCTGCCCCTACCGGCGTGACACCCCCCATTTGAAGAGCAGCATCAAGGTCTTGGTCTTTTAAGTTGGGAATCAAAGAGTTTATTGTGTCCCGAAGCATCTCAAAGCCTGTAGCTGCGGCTGGTGCTGGGCCATCAATGGTGTCATACATTTGATTGATATCAAAATCGAAACTAAACCCGCCTTCATTTACAGCTTTAATAAACTGAATCCCCATAAGGATGTGTTGCTGTTCCCTGGAGTCTCTCAAGTGGCTTCCTACTTGTTCTCCAATTGCAGTGTCTAATTCTAATAGTCGTTCAATAAAAAGTTCAGGTGTTTCGGATTCTTCTCGAAGATTTTCTACATACATCCATATGTTGGACCGAGTGTTGTTTAGAAGATCTTCATCTATGTCTCCTGGGGTAGGGACATACCAAGAAATGTGTGACCCCACACCGTCCACTTCTCTCCAAAGGTCTCGCGATCTTTGAATGTCGATGGCCCGCATTCTCTCACCAAAAGGCAACTTCCATCCTGCCATATCAGAATAAAAGTAAGGAAGATATCCTTCTCTTGGCCCTGTTGGTCTTTCGTAGGGGTTTACAGAAGCGATTGAGCCTTGCCTGCTAAAGTTTCCTAAAAAATATTCTTTATGCCATGGGTCTAATGGCATTGTGAATGGAATCCCTAAAACAGGTGAGCTGGATGCAGTTGCTGTAAAAGGCAAAGCACCAGTCTGTGCTAAAGCCGATGTTTGAGCATATCTCTGAACCTTCTGTAATTTTGCAGCGCCAGTAGCAAACCCAATGCCGCTAAGAATAGGTTTTCCAAACCCGTACCAAAGCGAGGCTACATCTAAAGCCATTTGTGCGGTGGCAGCAAGCTTCCCCACAGTGCCTTCATCAGGCAACACTGGGTTTAGTCCAGCCACCCCAAGAGAGTGATCAAGGACTGTTTTAACAAACCCAGTTGGAGGAGTATGATAGGTCGAATCTTTCCAGACCGAATCATACATCATGTTGGCCCATTGGTTTATTTGGCCCCTTTGATCGTCTTCGAGCATCATCCATGTTGGTGATTTCAAATAATCGGCACGATTCTCTTCAAAGTGCTCAGCAAGTTCTTGTGCGGCTTGCTCTCCGCCTCCTTGGGCTTCTTCTAATCTAGCAACCTGCTGTACTTGCTCTACTACAAACCTATCGAAAAGTTCTGCTTCGTTTATGTCTGTTGAAGGATCGTCTTCCATCCAAGAACTTTGAGAGACAAACCGATGCGTAACGTCTCCTTGACTAAGAGCCTCCAAAGCGTTTTCTGGCTCTGTTTTAGCCATCAAGTCGCTTTTTAATTCATCTTCTTGTCTCCACAATTCATCAGCTTCTCTGTGGCTTAATGCGGTGTTAACTTGGTCAATATAATTAAGAACTGCCTGTCGAGCTTTTTCAGCATCGCCATATGATTGAAGAGCTCCAGGGAAAAGTTCAGCCAAGTGCTCATCATCGGTTTTTGAATTCCATTCTTCAATAAAAACTTCTTCTTCTGCTTCCTGTTGACTCCTGACTTCTTCAAGAACCTCAGATTCAGACTTCCGCGTTTTGGGCGCAAGCTGCAAAGAACCCGACAGTTCGGCGTCTTCAGGAGCGACTGGAGCTGTCGGCTCAGGCGTCACGTCCAATCTGGGTTTGGTAGAAAACCTACCCATTTTATTGGTCCGATTCTTGAGCTTGTTGTACTGCTTGTTTTAAGTCTCTAAATTCTATAGAGCTTGAATCGATTTCTTGGAAGTTGTTTTCAACCGGCTGGTCGCCCATTTGCCTTTGAAACTGTTGCTGACGAATAGGGCTGCCTTCTTGAACAATCATCTTGATTGCTCTCGCTGGTAATCTCTGTTCAGGCTGATCAAAGTAGTATCGATAATAAAAACCATGATGCATGCCGTCTTCTGGAGCGCTGTCCCATCTCACATAGTCCATATATTTGCCACCAAAGGAATCTTGCCCTTGAGAGTTTAAATAATAAGTACCTTGGTTCCTTTGTCCCTGGGTAAGGTTTGGAACCTGACCAGTTGTAATGTCAGGCTCGCTTCTGGAACCACCGCCAAGGCGTGGAAGAGTAACTTGCAAACTTGGAATTTTTAAGAAATCAAACCTCCCACGTCTACGACGCCTTGTAGTCTTTGGTTTTTCAGTTGGGTCCGCATCTTGTTTTGACTCTTCTAAAGTATATGTAGGATCAGGAGTGATAGTGGTAACCTCGCTTTCAGGTTCGCCTTCTTCCTTAGGCTTTGGTTTTTCTTCTTCTACATCCGGCACAGTTTCTTCAAAAAGATCACGGTCAGGTTCGTCTTCTATCTTTGGCTCAGGGACGATTCGTCGCACTTCACCAATTTCTCCAGTCACACCTGGTGTCGGAGCTTCAGGGACGATTCGTCGCACTTCACCAATTTCTCCAGTCACACCTGGTGTCGGGGCTTCAGGGACGATTGGTTTCCTGGTTACTTCAGCAAAACCACCTCCCTCTGTTTCAGTAGGCTCTAAAGGATCACCTGTTTCAGTCTGCTCAATCTTAATCTCAGGCTCAGGCTCAGGCTCAGGCGTAGGCGGAGGCTCAGGCGTAGGCGGAGGCTCAGGCGTAGGCGGAGGCTCAGGCGTAGGCGGAGTTACAGGCTCTTGTGCCATTCCTTCTGAAAGCTGTCCCGCCAGCCTGGAAATACGATGTTCAAACAACGTAGGTCTGGCCCCTTCCTTAAGGTTTCCTTGTTCGTCAAACGTTCTGGCAATCTCTCGTAGGGCCTCAGTTCCTGCTGCACCTCTTTGCTCTGCAGGCAAAGCCATAAGAAACGACTGTAGTTCGTCTAGTTGGGCCTCATAGCTGACGCCTCTGTTGATAGCGCCCTCAATGCTCATCAGCTTATCAAGAAGGTTTCCTCGAATGTCTCGTTCAGCCTTCATTTTAGAAAAGCTATCTTCTCTTGCACCAGGGGCTGATCTTGCAGATTTATCAGCAGAAGCGAAGACCCTGTCTGTAACATCAGAAGATACGTCTTCAGAAAGAAGCTTCAAGATATTAGAAGGCTGTCCACCGATCTTCTGAATGTCTTCGTCAGTTAGACCTGGAAACTTTTCTTTTAGCTTGGCTGCGTCATCCAAAATTTCTGGGTTTGCTACAGCCTGATCATAAAAACTAAGAGCGCCTTTTACTTCATCAATCGTGTCTTGATTAAAAATAGCGCCAGCATCTGATCCGCTTGCCCTTAAGTTTTCAGCCCGAGAAAGAAAAGTCGCAAACCTATCTCTGCTCTGTTGTGCAATATCGGCATTTTCTTCGGCACTAAGATCGGGGTTGTACCCAAAAGCAGTCCCGCCTTGAGGCATAATCGAAGACATTACGCTTCCAACAACGTCTCCTTCTGAAAAAGACAAGTTGCCTCCTTCGTCTATTCCTGAAGAAAGAAGATACGGATCTGGATCTTCAGGAATCTGAGGAGTCTCTCCAAAAGGTTCTGGATATCTTTGTCTAAACCTGTTTGGATCAGCATCTAGTTCAGTTTGAAGGCGAGCTCGAATCTCTGCTACTTTGTTGAGCTGGCTTTGTGATGCCCACTCTGGAGCTGAAGCAAGACGTTCGTCCAATCCTTCTCGGGCCAACTCATGTCGAAGAGCAACATCTACAGGCTCTTGGCTGCCAAAAACGGTTTCTTCATAAATATCAGAAACGTATTCAGCGTCTGGACGAGGCTTGATTGCCTGAAAAAGAGAATCAAGACGACCCCGTCTTTCGCCTTCTGGAGAAATTACTTCTCTGTTGGCGCGATATCTGTCAGCAACACTCTCCATTTCCTTCTGTTCGTTTGTTTCCATCTGACGAACGATTCTGTCAACCGCATCAGGATCAACCTCTCTCAGCATCCTGGTTCTTCTTACAGCGCTAAAAGCAGGGCTTGTAAACTGAGAAAGAGATTGGGTGGCCATATTAATGCCGCCCATCGTGTTCATAAGTGAATCGTACTGCTGATCCGCGATCTCTTGACGATCATAAAGATTGTCTACTTTGTTTTGAAGCCGCTCAATGTGCCTATCAATACGACTAAAATCAACCGGCTGATTGAAGTAGGAGTTCTCGTCAGTAGGTAAAACAGAACGAACCTGAGGAGCCGTGCCTCCCGCTCTCAATCTATCGTAATGTTCCTCAGAAACATCTCCATAGTTGTTCGCCATCCACAAATTCATAAAGTCAGAAAGCTTATCGTCAGGGATTGTTTGCGAAACCCCAGGGCTTGCGTTTGGATCTTGCCCAAGCATTCCTCCGCTATACAGCATTCCAGCAAGATCGTTACTGACAGTTGGGCTGCTTCCTCTTGAGATCACGTTCGTGTCTACGCCAGTAAATGAATTAATAATAAAGCGAGCGCCAGCGGGATCGCCTGAATCTAAGGCTCTTTGAACTAAAGCTTGTGCAACTGCGGCTCTTCGGATTGAGCTTGGATTTCGAACAACACCGGCTGCTGCGTCTCCACCAAGCTTCGTCATTGCTTCTTGGTATTTTCCGCCCCAATATTCGGAGGCGCTTTGGGCATTGTTTCCTTGCGCTCTTTGTGCGCCTTCAATTACTGCAGTCACGTTTTCTGGAAGAACTTTTTGGGCATTGTAGTCCTGCCGAGCTTTGAGTTCTGCTTCCCTAAGTCTTGACTGCGCAGTAATGCTGGTAGTCAAAACGTCTTTCTGCATCTCAGCATTCTTTCGAGCAGTCTCTTCAAACTCCTGCATCAATTGGAATTTTCGCTCAGCATCAGCACCACGCATCTCTTCACGAAGCTTTTCAAGCTCAGTAATCTGCTCTTGGTACGCCAAGATAAGCTTGCTTCTTTGAGACGGGCTCGCATCGTTGAGCATCATCTCCCAGCGCTTCAAATTAAACTTTGTTCGAACGCCTAAGAACTTTGAGAAAAACGCAGAGAACGCTGGAGTGCCAGCATCAAAGCTTGAGTTGAAGTATTCTTGTACTACGGCCATTAGTCCAACTCTCCAATGATGGACCACCCGGTCCCATTTGATATAATTGTAATGGAGTGAAATTGAGAACCGAGAGACTTGGTGGCGGAACCATCAATTGCCTCCGATGCGTTGCCATCAATAATAACAGCGTTCCCGCTTGGGTCTTGCTTCTTGAACGTAAGAACTAAGCCCACACAAGCTGCACATGGAGGCAAGGTGAAAGTAACAGCGCCGCTAGCAGCATTGCCGATATAAACAGACCCTTCTCCCTGAACAACAGTGTAGTCTGCTGTTTTGCTCACAATAGTTTTCTGAAACGTGTTTGCGCTTACAATCGTAAACTTTGGAAGACCATCGTTAGGAACACCGTTTCTGGCTATTTGTTCGACGTTCTGTATTTTCTGTTCAAGCTCGGAAAGGCTTCGTTTTAGCTCTTCGATTTGGAGCAAAGCGGCATATCCCGCGTTCTTCATTCTTATTTGATCTTCAACAACTCTTAGCTTTCTTTTGAGTTCTTCCGTTTCCGCGTAAGCAGAAAGCCCCGCATTTGGGTTGATGATTACGTCATCAACATTTCTGCTTGTAGTGCTTGTAGTGTTTGCCGTGACATCGTCAGACACACTTCGTATTTGCTGAGTAATATCGAGGTTTTCGGTGTTTCTTTCAATAGAAGGAACTTCCCGCACCCTTCTTGTTCCGTAAGGGATGCTGGGCATGATTACTGTCCTTGAGCTGCTTGTGTTTGGTCCTCAAGCAGTTCAAAAGACAACCAGACCCTTCCCGCAGAGTTTCCGTCAATGTCGTATTCCCATGCTTTTGCCATAGAACTGTTTGGCGATGAGCCAATAATAATCGCGTCTGAATAGTTTTCTTCTTCAATCTTGTCGCTATCGTCCAACCTTAGGGTTGAAGCAGCGTCTGAATAGTTTTCGTTAAACCAGTCCCTAAAATCTAAAGCCATTTCTTTGCCGTCATTACGATCAATGATTGCTTTTTGCAAACCAGTGTCTTCTTCAGGCAAATCATTTAGCGCTTCAAGAAATTGTTCCTGAGTTCTTGGGGCTTGTGCTTCTGCTTCGCCCTGGCCTTGTTCTTCTTCTTGTTCTCCCGCCTCTTCTGCAGTAGTGGCCTCTGCCCTTCCAGGGTCAAGAAGGCTTGTCAATTTACCAGACTCAAGTTCTCTTTCTACTTCTAGCTCTGCTAAATACTTACGCCGCTGTTTTGGGCTCATTCTCCTGAGCTCTCCAATAATCATTACCCTTTCAGGGCCTGAAAATGCAGCCATCATTTGCCCAGGATTGTCTGGATCAGGCATCTCCATTTCTCGAAGTTCATTGACCAATTGGCCAACGTTCTCACCAGGAGCAAAGGCCCGGATTGTTCCGTAAGCCTCAGCGGCAGAGCCTATGCCTTGAGCTGTAGTTTCAAGCAAACCGCGAACACGCCCAGTTGCAGTTTCCTTAAGCTGGTCGTATTGCTGCAGCTTTTCTCTGGTAGCCTGAAGGTTCGCAGAAGTAATAGCCTTGCCCGCTTCTTTGGCGGCTTCAAACTGCCTTCCTTCTTTGACCCTGGCGGCTTCTCTCATGGTTTCTACACCGCCCTGTCCTGTAACTGCGGTGCCCCCAACACTACCAGCCAAAGCCTCCATTCTGGCCTGCTCTTCTTCCGCCAGAGTTCCGGCCTGACCCATGAACGCTTGTTCAGTTGCCTGTCTTTCAGCAGGATCAAGGAAATCACGAGTCTTCATCTGTTGTTCAATTTGACCAGCCAACTCTCTTTCTCTTCGGGCTGAAGGGCTTGCGTACATCAATGCTTGTGCTCCAAGCTGAGCGCCACTAAGCGCAGTAGCCCTCAAAGCCTCCCTGCCAAGCTCTCGTCGCTCAATGTCCTGCATCATCATCTGCTCTTCTGCACTGAATTCGCTGCGGCCAAAAGGCCCGCCCATCACGGCAAGCTTTCGCTGCATTCCTGGCTCAAGGCTTTCCCACTCCTCTTCGGTAAACTGGGACATGTAAGAACCAGTAGGAGCGTTTGAGTCGTATCTATTTCGTCGTGCCATATCTAAATCCTAACCCATGTTCCTTGAAAGAAAATCGTCGTACCCACTGCCTCCACCAGAATACTGAACAGAAGAAACTGACGGATCCTGTCCGGCGTCGTATCGCGGACTTCGTGTGGCTGCTGCCCTGGATTTGCTGGCTCTAGCCTTGGCTTTCTGATCTTGCCGTGCTTCTGATGCTTCTTTAGCTGCAACCTTTTGAGCGTCATAAGCTTCTACTTGCGCTTTTTTTTCTGAACCAGCCTTGTAGGCCGCAGCCCCACCTGCCGCAAGAGCGCCAGTAGCTAGAATGCCCCATCCAACAGGACCAAGAGCAGCAAGAGCAGCAGTGCCGCCCGCACCCATTATAGAACCAACAGATCCAAGCGCGGTTGTTGTGGCTGTAATTCCGCCAGAAAGAGCACCCGTTTTCGCGCCCTTAGAGGCCGCGCTCTCGGTATCCGTTCGTTCTACTTCTTCGTCTTGATAATACTGTTGTCTGGCCACAACTATCTCCTATCTACATGCACAACGAGGTTTCTTCCAGCAACAAAAACATGCTTCCAACTACCCGCAACAAAATCTGGAGTAACATTTGGAGAGTCTCTACCAAAGCTTATGGCGCTTCCGTTTGGATAGTATTCGCCCATGCTGCTTTGCAGTGTTTTCATTTTTACTCGAATACCAATGTTGTGCACACCAATGGGCAATTTAACGTTTTTCATTATTGAAAACTGTTTTCTGGCACCAATCCAGTTTCGTCGTGTGCCGGTATACAAATACCTATCGGTGCTTTCCAATCTGTTGTCGTTTACAAACAGAGCAAATTCAGCAGCAAGAGTGTTTTCGTAAGTGCCGTTTTGATGCCTAACGTCTGAACTGTCGTCTTTTCCAGTAAGAGAGCCTTCAACATTCTCTCCATATTCACTACCAGAACCACCCATATCAAACGCATAGAAGCTGGCTAAAATAGTAGCGATATGATCTTCTGAAACAAACCTTGATTCAACCTTGGCGTTGTTAACTGCTCGTTCGAATGGTGGTGTGACTTTCACAGTTGATACAAGACCTGGAACCCAAACCCAATCGTCTTGTGTTGCTTGTGAATGGTGAATAGAGCGCTTTTCGGTTCCATGGTCTACATGTCGATGATAAACCAAACAACTGACCCCTTCCATTCTTGGAGAAGGGGCTCCATAAAACTCAGACTTAAATATGTGCTGTGTCTTCACCCATCTCTTGTCAGATGAACTGGCCGAAGTTCCTGTGCCCTGAAGATCAGACGATTCGATGCCATAGTTGACATAGTTTTGCATGCCATCGTAAGCATCATCAAAGTACCCAACATCTACCTGATCTCCGCTTACTGGGTCGTTTGGAAAGTACTTTGGCATACCTATCTCTTGTAGTGGGCGCAGTTAAGATTAGCGTTTCTAATCGTAAAGTAACATTGGTTGTTTCTAAAAAACCTGGTGTCTCCTTCGTATTCGTAGACTCTAAACTGAACACCAATCCAAATAGAATCACCAGGCGAGGGTTTTGGCCACGCTCTTCCGTCACGGCCAGTAGAAGAATCGTTTAGAACAAGTGTGGTGCAAATGTTGTTCTTGTACCGTGAGCTGCCGATAGCTTGCCTAGGATATGCAGATAAAGCCTGTACCCCATTGTCATTTTACCAAACTTGGGTACTGCTTTATGGCCGTTTACATCAGTAGGCATAATGAGCCCGGCATTAAATCTTACTACAACAGTAGATTCAGTTGTGTTGTATTTAATTGGGCCAATAACAGAAGGAACGTTGCCTCCACTTGTGTACCAAACGACACGCCATTCATCTTTGTAGTCTGGGGCATATTTTTGAATACTGCCGCCGTACTGCCATTCATGAAACTCGCTTGTAATTGCAGCAGTTTGAGGAGCAAACATTCGCTCATCAAGGCCTTCGTCGCGAACATTAGAGCCATTCACCGTAGAAGATTTCCAAGAATCTACAGTGTCAGTCACATCTGAAGGGTTCATTGTAGACCCTTCTGTGATGTCTGTAATCGTAATCTTACTCATAGCTATCGATACCTCGCATGAATAATGAGCTCACGATCATACATAACAACTGGCTTTTTTAGGTTTAGTGTGAAGATGCCTGGTTCATCGTTAGAAACAAACGCTTTTCTAACCTCAACAACAACCTCATGAAGTCCTGCATCAACAGGGATAGCGCCCACTAAATACACGTTTTCTTTTTGGCGGTGGTCACTAAACCATCCACTTTCACAAACAGTAGTTCCGTCTACAACTACACGAAAAGCACACGCCCCATATAGAGCGCTTGGGCCAATCACAAAAGCTTCTCGTGTTTTTACAGTGTCACTTCTTAGGCGATCAGTATCCTGATAAACCGAGCTTTCATGAATCGCTGTTCCATCATAGGTAGCATTGATAGAACCATGAGACCCTGTGGCTTTAAAAAACCCGTAACCATTTTTAAGATGAGTGTTTCCGTTTCCCTGGTAATCGATGGCTTCACACAGATAAAACAATTCGTTATCTGGATGTTCAGGCGTAGCAACACCCGTAGGCTCACTGTTCGTATCAAACGGAACCCAGTTGTGTTCTGTTCCTTTCAGTCTGTCTACAGGGTTCCATTCAAAATGACAGCTAAACTCAATAGATAAAAGAGCTTCTGATTCAAGGTCTATAGTGGTTCTGGCATATTCTTGGTTTGTCTGAGTTGCGTTTTCAAATCCCAGACTATGCCAGCCAGATGAGTCGTTATCAAAAGTAGTAAACTGACTACAGTATTCACTATTAAACTGGTTTTTAAAAAACTGATTGAAAGCATTGTGAGCAACAAGAGGAGCGTTGTCCTCAAGGCTTCTTTCAACAGAAAAAGCCTCTTCCCTAAAGTTGTCCCGATCCAAATAGCCATTGAACTCAGAAGCCACCTCTTGATTGTTTAATTCCCAATCTCTTGGATAAACGGTGTCTCCAGAGGCTGGCTTGAACTGTTTATATCGCCACGCCATGTTTATCTCCTAGATGGTGCAAGGGCTTCGTTGAGAGGCTTAATGTTTCTTTGCTCACCCATCTTTGCTTCGATGTCATAACCAACGATTTCAATTCTACGCGATTCGCTTGTAATCTCAATTTGTAATTCTCGAGCTGGACCTTTTTCTGCAGCACTTACATCGAAACGAACAACAGTTGGCCGGACTTTACCCCAAACACCAGTTCCCCAAAGAGCATCGTTATACACAGACATTCTGTCATTAGGGTCTTGCTGGTCTGCGCCTTGAACAGAAGACCTTACCGTAGATAAAGACCTGTTTACGTTGTAGTTCAACTGCATGTTGTTGTTTCCGTTTGAAATCGCGTAAACAAAAACATGAGCCGGTTGAATCGAGTGATAGACGCTTCCAAAGTCTAAAGACACAGTTTTAAAAGAAGGAGTAATCGAAGCGCTTCCTTTGGAAGAAAACCCACGAGAATAAGCATACAACCCAGGATAATCAGGATCGTTGCTTCCAAAATATACATAGCCGCGATGATCTCTGGTTTCGATCATGCACTGAATGGGAAAGTTCTCCCTTTTACTCCAAGAGCCAGATGCATAATGATAAACAAGAACAGTATCGTTTTCTTCACTGTCTCCATATGGCACAGCCAGCCAAAACTCTTTGTCTCTGTGGTAGATAGTTGCGCAGGCTCCAACCGCAGAAGACAGGTTGATTTGTTCAATCTCGTTTGGAATCGGGGTTGAAAGTTGAACAAGCCTGGTAGGCGTTCCTGTGTTTTCAAGAGCGCCTTCAAGAATCCAAACCCCGTCTGTTCCAAGAAACGCCAATCCTAAACTTGGAATTTCTGCCAAACTTTTTGGGGCCATACACCCAACATCTCGACTGAGCGTTTCAGCATAAAACCCATCAGAAGGATTTCCTTTTAGCAAATAAACGCCACGGCTCTTTAGTACAACAAGAGCGTTTTTGGTAGCATACAACCCTGTGATCTGACCCCCATCAGCATCACCAATGTTGATTACGTTAGCAGGCGGAAAAACCTCTGGATACAAAGGCGCACTGTATCGAAGAGTGTTGTCATTCTCTCCCGCAACAAACATTGTGTTTTTGAAAACAGCCAAGTATTTTGAGCCTCTTGGAAACTCTCCAAAAGAATCTTCTACTAACAAAGAGCCAAGAAAAGCATCTGGTCTTCCGTCTTCAAATCTTGAAGTAGCGTTGTCTTGGATTTCAGTAAGAAAGAAATAATCTTCACCGTATCCAAGGTTGTGAAGGTTTCCGCTTGAAGCAATCATGTTGCGCGTTCTGTAGACTCGACGAGCAACAACTTCTGGACCGCCAACAGGAACATCAAGAAGAATAAAGGTTCTTCCATCTTCATTGACTTGCGACCAACCGTCGTCACTTTTGGTTTCAACGTCATAGGCCATCCATCCATTTTCAAAAAATATGGTTTCAGATGGAGCCGAAGCAGGAGATTCTTGACCTCGCTCGTTTACAAAAGTAACGACATACCGATATGCGTTTCGCCGCTTGTTGTCTTCTCTTTCAGTGTCTGTGTTTAGATTAGCTTCGACATAAGCGTTTTGTGAACCAACACCAAGAACTGGAAGTTCCTTGTATAGCTTCGCTTGATCACCCAAAGCACCGTTATGTGATGGAATTCTAAACATAGATGCGTGACATGCCATTTCAGATCCAACTTCACTAAGAGGCGTTCCTTGTGGTGTGCCGGGTGGTGTTTGAAATCCGGCAATCTCTGCCTTCGAGCCATCAAAAACAATGGGAGCATCATACCCATTGACAATGTAAATTCGATTTCCCCATGTTTGAGAATGACTTCCAGCAGACGGCCCATCGATAACAGTCCTGCCCGTCACTGCCAAAGGAACGTTCGAGGCGAGAGAGTTGTCGTAATAACGATCTCGATCAGACTTCTGTAGTTTGTATACCGGGCTCCAGGGATCCAAAGATGATGCTTCTGAAACTCTTGAACCATTGAAATAGTACAAGCCACCCAGCTCGTCTTCCCAAAGAGTCCATTGTCGAGCCCCGTTGTGCTGAGCAAACCAATGAAGACTAATGATGTCTTTAGTGCCGCTCGCCCAAGGGTTTACCCTGGTAAAAGAAGACCAACCAGATGATGCCGCTGTCCAGGCTTTAGCTGCTCCATATGAGCTTGCCTGTGGATACGATGTTCCAAACCCGGCTTCTACATCTTTGTTTACTCGTTTTTGAGAATCATCGGTTCTGTCTACATACCTTCCGTAGTCATTATCATCAGGAACCGAGCGAGTTTTTTCTGAATCTGGTGGCTCTTTGTATTCAACATGGTTTACCGACAAACCCCAACCACCAGAGTCCTTCCATGAATCCTTGGGACTCCATGTCATGTCAGTAATTGTTTCAGCCTGTGTAGCATTGGCTTGCCAACGCTGATCCATTCCGCGAAGACTTTTTACTGAGAATGTTTGAGTCTTCACGACTACCCCGTTTTAGATGGTATTCCCCACCGTTCGCGTTCATACAGTTGTTTATCAAATCCTCTTCGAACCAAGATTCTTTCGTTTCTGGCCAAATATTTAGCCTTCATTTGGTTCAATAGAATATTTGCTCTGCCTTCAAAGATTCCAGCTTGCTGAGCCATTCCGTTCATAAGACAGATGTCTTGAAGCGATCTGTATACAAGCAAGGAGTGATAGGCGGCAGGCCATTCTGGAACATCTTGATCAGCGTGCAAGCGTCTCATTCCAATAAGATATCGAACCTCAACATCCATATCAGAGCCTGGTGTATACCAAAACCTCATGTATGGACGAGGCTGTTGAAAATCTAAAATCAGATAATCGCCGTAGTTGTATGCTGTAGATGTTCCGTTTTCTGAACTAAAAGCCGTAAAGAGCTCATCATCAACATACGTTTGATCTGTAGAAGGCATTTCTGCAATTCTAAACCAAGCTCCGTTGTTGGTTTTATCTCTTCGATAGATATTGCTTGTGACTCCAGAATCCTGCCATGACGCAGCGGCTACAGTGTTTCTAAACTGAACATTGTCAAGACCACTGATAGTAATCTGAGGCTCTCCTGAAGACGCAGTGGTCACAGAAGAAACCAAAGAAGGAGGAGTCTCTCGCCCTTCCCGAGTATGCGTATAGCAGTACTGGTATTCAGTACTATTCAAAAGAGGATTAGTAGCAGCAGCGCCTTGAGTTGTAGCAGACAAAGTTAGAGCAATCTCAGGAGGACGGTCAATAATGAACTCATCTTCAATATAGATCGTGGCATCCCCTGTGATGTCTTTGTCTAAGAAATGCTCTTCTTCTTTTCTCCTGTCGATGTACATAAGACGACCACGATCATCGTGTCTTGACATGACGCCAAGAACCTCTGTAGCCAAATCTGGAAGAGGATAGCGTCTAAACTCAACGCTCCAGGTGGTGCTTGCATTAAACCTGGCTGTGGGCGTAGTAGACAAAATTACTTGAGTGCCGCTGATATACTGTTGAATTGTATATTCTGAGGCACCATCAACAAGCGTTTGTCCTTCCATCTCTTCAGTAAAAGCCGACGTAGAACAAGTTACAAGCCGCCAGTTCTGGCCAGCGTCTGTTAGCGCTGGAGTTGTGATCGTTGAGGTGGAAGAACCACTAACAGTTCCCTTTAGACTAAGAGTCGTCACCTTCTGCAAGAAAAGCCAAGGAAACTGTGTACTGATGTGTTGGTAATGGCGGTTTACAACACGAGAAACTTGGTCACGATACGCAGCCAAATCAGGGTTGTAATCAAGAGCTGAAAAGATCTCTTGTCTTATTTCTTTGAAGTTCATAGGCAGCTCCTAAAAAAGAACCGGCGACCAAGGTGAGTCTACCCCAGTCGCCGGTCATGGGGTAAGGGAAACCCCGTGTGGGAGGCTATTGCCTAGAAGTAGCCCTGGTTGATGATCATGACATCCGCCAAGTTGGCGGTATCGTCCTCAAGAGCGATTCCGCAAATGGGGGCAAGGTCACTAGCAACATAGATCTGTCCGCGACCAGCAGCACCAGTTCCTGCGTTGGAAACCACAATGCTTGACCCAGCGGCCATGGTGGCATCAACGGCAGCATTTTCATACTTGCCAGCAATCTGGACCACAACAGGTCCAGCCGCCGTAGTCGTTGTCGCAGCAACGCCAAGAACAAGCTGCTCGCCGTTTGCGGTGTTGGCTGCCGTCACAACAGAACCACCGAGACCATTGGTCGTATCAGTGATGTCAAACATCACCCAGTTGCCTGCAGTGATTGCTGCCGTGCCATGCAAGGTCACAAACTTTTTAGGGAAATGAGGGTTTTGACCACCAGGGCCACCATCAATCTTATGTACTGCCATTTTTCAATCCTCCACTCTTTCGATTGGTTTGACTGTTGATAAATGGCGGGGGCCACCATGACCCCCGCCAAAAGATTAGAACCTAGAAGGTTTCCATGTCGAATGCGACACCGCTCGAGCCAAGGTGCTTGGCAATGAGCTGTCCACGGCAACGGAGTTTCGCGGCACGAACGTCGTACTCACCAGACACCGTCTCGAAGTCCGAGAGGTCAAAGTATCCCTCTGGATCCCACAGACAGTGAATGTCATTCATGTTCAAGAAGTAGAAGCTGGCTGGATCTGCGGTCGTACCAGGAGTACCACCAGCAGTTGGCATGTTGTACTCGACATCAATCTGGATGCCGTCCCACAACTGAACCATACGGCCACCGTCAATCGCGCTTTGATCAACGTAGCGCTCCTGTGCCGAGAGAGCTCGCTTGAGGTTCTTGAATCCAGCACGGGAAGCAAGAATCACATTGGGCGGGCCAGACGGGCTCACAGAGTTGATTTCAACGAGAAGGTCATAAAGACCAGCCAATCCGTTCGCATTGAACGAGGCGGCTCCATCGAAAGATTGGTTCTGCCAACCAGTCTTGTCCTGATGGTTTGTCTTGTTGACGCCACCAACAGCGTTGGTTTGCTGACCTGCACCCAATTCCTCAAGGAAACCGTTTGCAACACCAAAGTTGTTATCGATACCGTTGAGAGTGTTCCAGTCTTCCCAGCCGGTAACGCTTCCCTGCACGATTTGTTTTACAAAATCACGCTTGAGAGCGTTTGCAGTCATCTTGACGCGAGACTCAAGAATAGAAAGAACCGCAGATTCGCCCTGGTTAATAAACTCTTCTTCTGCCGAAATGGCCACTGGGCGCACAACGTGACCCCAAGTGTACACTGCAGGCACGAAGACATCGCTCACAGACAGATCGATTCGTTCGAAACCAGTCTGAATACGAGTGGTGCTGGAATGCTCACCAAATCCGAGGGGAACCACAATCTGAGTTCCACCTGCTTGAACAGGGTTGCCTGCTCCATGCACGCGCTCAGCAGCGTCAAGAAACGCAACAGACTCATGTACGTTGTCACGAAACTCCTTCATAAGGACGTGCATTGTCGTAGAGAGTAGTTCATTACCGAGGGTAAGTTGGGTAGTTGCCATTTTCGGGTCTCCGTAGGATTTTACCTAAGCTGGTTTGAGATTTTTTTAGCTGCTTCGGGGTGACTTTGAAGCCATTTAGCAATTGCTGCCGCTCCACCCTTTCTAACATCAGGTGGAATGGTAGTCGCGCTAGGGCTCCCGCTCGACGTTGCTGCACGAATCTGACGAGCAGACTGTGCTCGGGCTCGACTTTCTTGTTGAGCCCTTTGTTGTCTTTGCGCTAAAACCCTACGCGCTTTGACCAGTTGATAGGCATCCTGAGTCGTAATGGGATTTCCCGATCCCTTCCTCGTCGATACAAGACGATGAACCTCACCTTTAAATGAAGCGTCTCGCATTTCAGGGTGCTTGTTAATAAACTCTAAATATTTGGACTGCCTGGCTTTATCAGCGGCAGCGTGCTGCATTGGCTCAAGAACCCGGCGCATGCCCATTGCAATGCCGCGCTCGATACGGGCTTGAATTCCTTCTTCCGTGTAGATGTCTGGAAGGTTTTCTTCAGGCATGTTCAGGATTTCTTGAACACGAGGATCCTCAGAAACTGCAGCAAACTCAGCCTGACGCCTTGCGAAGTCTCTTTCAAGCTTCTCAAGATGCGTCTTGCGATCAGTCATTTGGCTTTCAAGCTCACGCACTTGTTTGGCGTGATCGCGCTTCATTACTTCTCGGTCTACACGAAAGTTATGAAGAATCCGGCGAGCTGTTGAAGGAAGATCCTTGATGTGAGACTCGTCAATCTTGTCCCAAAAACCGTCATGCTTAAGTTCCTCAATGTCACCAAGCTCAGCTTCGAGCGCATTGAAAACACGCTGAGCGTCAGCAACATTAAGATCTTGTTTTTTTGCAATCTGGCTAAGGTCTGCTTTCGGTACTTCCGCTGGAGCCGTTGAAGCTGGAATATCTACAAGGTCAACAAGAGCATCAGTTCGAGCGTTCACGTCAAGTGATGGCTCGGGCGAAGATACAGGTACGGGTTCAGAAACCTGTACAGGTTCTTGAATCAATGGTGCTGTTTGTTCTGCTGGTGTACTCACAAATGTTTCCCTATTTGTAAAACAATCCTATCACTGCGATTTCACGCTGGGCAAGGTTTGTCAACATTATTCCATATTTTCCATAAGTTCTTGATCTTCATCTTCCATTGCATCTGGTGCTGGCGGAGGAGCTTCTTCTCCACCCTCTTCGCTTGGCAACTCACCGATAGGCTGTTGCATTGCTTCCATAAGCTTTTTGTCTTTAGCCATTTTACCCAAAGACGCTGTAACTTTACGAATAGAGTTGTTGTCACTTAACTCGGTGGCTTCAAAACCGTACTTATCAAAAAACTCTCCGCCGCCAATCATTTTTAATGCTTCATTTAGAGCAACAAGCGGAACAAAGATTTCGGGAGGAAGCGGGGCGTTGATCTTGTTTTCACCTTCTGGAAGAGGAACCTCAACATCTGGAAGATCTGTTCCACCAAGAGAGTCTACAGTTTCGTTAAACTGATCCACAAGACCTTCAACAGCACGAACATCAAAAGGCTCGGTAGGCTGAGGAGCCATTTCAGCAATCGCTTGAGCGCGTGCCTGGGCTTCATCCTGCATTGATTGTTCAACGTCTTGAGGCGACGGGCCACCTTCCATTGGCGCACCCTCAGGTCCGCCTGGAGGCATTGGTGGGGCGTCGGGTGGAGCACCTGGTTCGCCAGCATAAGGAAGTTGTTCACCAGTTTGTGGATCAATGGGCATGTGGAACTCCTAAATCAGTCCAAGGTCTTGTTGTTTTCTATAATCTTTATAAGCTGGATGATTATCGAGCATATCGCAGTATTCATCGTATTCAGCCGTTTCTTGTTCAACCTGACTATCCCACTTTGAATATTGTGATTCAAGGTCGTAGTCACCCTCAACAGGAGTCAATCCTCTTGTTTTGCAGATATCTCTTCGATGCTGTTTGCTTTGAAGCATTACACCAAGCCCCCTGTCATAGTACGGAAACTGCTCGCTAAATCTATCGATTCTGCAAGAGGGCTGCCAAACAGCGTGCGCACCACATTCTACGCAGTCACGCCCATCTTGTGGTGGAGCATCCTCATCCCGGTCAACAACCTCTGCCCATTTCGTGTTGCATTCTCTGCAAACAAAAGAATGGGTGGTGAGTTTAATTGGTTTAATGTCCTCCCATTTCTTCAACTGTTTTGGCTTAGGCTTAAAAGACGGAGTAAACGCAAACTTCGCAAGAGCGCCGCATTCTTTACAATCAACAGTTTCTGTCTTTGAAGACATGTGACTAAAAACTTCGGTCACACAATCACACTCTGTGCATTGGTAATCATACAGCGGCAACGTCTACTCCAAGCGCTTCAGCGAACATAACTAGAGCCTCAGCTTGTTGTTCTGGTGGAAGTTGTTCGATTTGATCAATCGCCTCAATCATAGCTGGATCTTCTGCAAACAAAGTCCTAAGGGCATCCAGGGCTTCTTCAGGTGGAAGCTTTAGAATCTCAATTAAAACGGCTTGTACTTCTTCTGGCGGCGTTCCTTCAGGAGGAGCAGCTTGAGCTGGATCGGCTCCCTGAGGGGGCGCTCCCTGAGGAGGTGCTGCTTCAGGAGGCATTCCTGGGGCTCCGCCTGGTTCTGCTCCCGGTGGCATCCCTGGGGCTCCCGGTGGCATCCCTGGGGCTCCTGGCGGCATCCCTGGGGCTCCCGGCGGCATTCCAGGGGCTCCCGGCGGTGGCGCAGCGGGGGCCTCTCCAGATTGTTCAGCCTGTTTAGCCTCATCCTCAACAGCCATTTCTAATTCATCAGGGTGTAAGTCTCTTGGCAAATCAAACCGTTCAGCAATCGTTTTCATGTAGGCCCTGGCAAGAGGTGCCATAGGTCCACCACCATTCACGGCCTCCCAAAGCTGTGAATAGGGCTGAAGAAGACCAACAAGGTTTTGTTGCATCGATGCATCATCAAGAGGACGACGACCGCCCTCTACAAAACTAATCTCAAAGTCTGCGTCTAAATCTTCGACATAAATCTCAACCATGTCGTTTCTGTCGCGCAACATAATGCTTGGGGCAACGATTTCGGATTGATCTTCATCAATCTCTAATGAGCCGATTTCTTCAAATGCGTCTTCATCTACAAAAGGAGTCTGAACACTGCCCTGCTCGTCTTCTTCAAGCTGGCTCTCTTGGGTCTCGATTTCTTCTTCACTGTCTTGAGGAGTGTCATCTTTGATTGCACCAACCTCTGCAAGCTCGACATCTTGTTCATCATATGCACCAGCAGAGTCTCCTCTGTCCTGCATTGCTGCGATGAACGCCCTCAAGACCACACGAATCACAGAAGAAAGCCATTCGTCTTTAATAGACGCATGCATTCCAAAATCAGACTCAGTGTATTGCTGTACAGTCTGCATCTCAAAGGCGGTTGCTTTAGTAACAATGCCTCGAGCATTAGGAGACGAACCAATGGTTCTTTCTAAATCGCTCTCGACTGTTGCCATGTAACGGTCAATATTTCCAGAGATTGGTGCGTTTAGAATGGGCCTAATTGCATCATCAAGAGAACCATTAAACTCAGCATCAACTTCAAGAATCAATCCATCATACCCTTCTGTAAGCTGAGTCAGTTCCTCTGCGTTGAAGGTGCCAGCCCGAGTAACATACTGACGGGTGTCTTTTCGCGTAGCCATGGCCATGTAGGATCGGTACGCATTCAACTCTTGAATCTGCGGAATAATACGACGCGCATGAGCAAGACCCTTCAAAGGAAACTCAGGCTCGTGGTTGAAGATAAGCGGAATAATGTGAGGCAGTGGACTTCCGTCTGGCCCTGCAAATGGAAGCGGACCCATCCAAACCGGAGTCTTAGAAGTCGCGCCTTGGCCGAGAATATAGATTTCGAGGCGGCCCTGATATGTAATCTCGGGATCGTTCTCGTCCTGAAAGGTATCTTTTAGATTGCAAAGCTCTAAGACACGAACAAAGTTTGAACGGTCTGCGTTTTCGCCTTCCTTTGTTTTGTTCTTTCCAGAACCAAACTCGCTGCTGTCATCCATGTAAGCATCGAGAAAGTCAACGCGAGAAGTGCCAGACAAGTCTTCAAGACCATATTCGTCTTCAACTTCTTGTACTGGTCGATAGTAGAGGTGTCCTCGAAAGCGCTCATCGTCTGCGTCACTAACGTCAGTGTCCAGAAACATCTCCCACCAAGGAATGACGCGCATAAAGCATCTGTCCAGTGGGTTTCCGTGTCCTGGGTGATAACCAATCTTTGCCCCAGAGCCTGGATACAAAAGCGCCTGGCGAAGCGTAGACATGATTCTGCTGTGAATGCGCTGCGAAGAAAGCCATCTGTTGGCCGCAAGCTCAGACTTGAATGGCTCACCCTGTCCGGCAGGGTCGGGGCCAAGCACAGTGCGATTAGCGCGAGGGTAAAGCGATGCGAGATACTGACCAATCACACCCCAAAGGCGATTGACTTCAACGTTAATGTTGAAACCATATTCATCAAACGCCCCGTCTTCTCCGCGAACATGGTCCCAATAGTTGGTTGTGTAACAAGCCTTGGTCAGCGCCCAGTTTTTACGTCCACTCTTCATTGTTTGATCGTGGCGACGAACCATTTGTTCTATAAAATCAGGATTAATCTGATCAGTAGAAAAGTCGCGTTCTTCGTAATTGGCCATAAGTTGTTTAACTTCCAGCAGAGAATGGGTGCTTTATTGCTGTATAACGTCGTCTATTGGGGTTGGTGGGCAGTGCTTTGGCTTCAGGCATATCTCGACGGTTCCATTCGGCCAGCATTAGAGCATCTGCGTGATCATCATGGTAGCCATCTTGACCTTCAATCTTTCCGCCCTCTTCTCGAATGTGCATAAGTTCCTGCACAGTAGTCATATCATTTAAAGTCAAAGCATCACCATTTACCATTTGGCGAAGGTGCGCGTAACCATGTTCCTTGGATCCTCTAGATGTTGTCCAGTATCGTGGTCTCTTGGATGCTTTTTGACCAGGCTCCGATGGTTTAGTCCAAAGGGGCATTCCGCATTTTATGAACTCTCTAATAATAACTGTGCCCGCTCCGCCTGGGTTTGATTCAATCAGTGCGCGAGCCTTGTTGAAGTGCTGTGCCAGCTCAATCACTTTTTGCGCAAACAGCAACTCTCCCCCCTGATTCATAGACAATGTTGCAACCTGACGTCCATCTGCAGACAAAACCTGAGCAACAGCGTAGTCGCCACCATTGCACCATGACGGGTCAATACCTATTGAATAGTTCAAACCAGGATAAGGTCTTTCAAAGATTCTCAGTTCCTTATTAGTCTGAGGAAGAGAAGAAAGAACCTCATTGAGGTAGTCTCCGTCAAACCAGGCACCATCAAATACAGCAAACCCATCTTCAAGGGTAAGCGGATACTCACGACGGAACTTGTGAAGTCCAACACCGTTGACGCCATTAATCTTCTGATGACGCCAATAAAGCTGTGCTGGACTTAGACGGTGGACTTGTGCTAACTCATATTCCTCTTGATCTGGTTCCCAATCACTTGGAGGAAGTGCCGCATACGCTGGATGGTCGCACCAGCGGAAGAAACGAAAGACGACTGAGTCGTCGCCAGATTGGATAGCGCGTTGCGCAGATAATACTTTTTCATGGAACAAATTCCCTGGTCCGTTTGCAGTTGAAAGAATGATGACCTTACGATGCGGACCCTCATGCATAGTAGAGGTAACAGATGCCCAGACTTCTTCCGCGTTTGGCCAATAAGCTAGCTCGTCGGCGTGCAAACGCTGAAAGGTCCAAGCGCGTGCTCCGCCCTTACCGCCAGCCGTCATACAACGGAATCCGGCATTTGTATCATCAAAGATCAATTCTTTTCGTGAAGATCGTAGTGTTGGCCGCTTTAACAATGTCGGCAGCGTGCGATAGAAGTACTGCAACTTATCAAAAATAGCATCAGTTGCATCGTAAGTATGCGCAACTACTAATGTTTTTACTGGATCCTTTGCCCAGTAGGTATAGTCAAAGTTGTACGCGCAAGCGACAGTGGTATCTCCAATCTGTCGAGGCTTGTAATGAACAATCGTTTTAGCCTGGGGATTTAAGAAATCATCAAGTGCAAGAACCTGCTCAGGGAAAGGATTGTTAAAATACGCATCCATCCCCTTCTCATCGACCAGACGGAGCCGTGAGATAAACTCGGCGGGATCACCAGCGAGAGCGTTTAGCTTTGCATCAAGTGAAGCAGACACTACGCCTCAGCAGAAGGCAGTCGCCACTTTGAACCAGAGGATCCTTTACCAAGGTAATCTTTCAACTCGGACATCTCTGCAGATGCTTGCTGAGCTTCTTGTTTAGCAAACCGAACCTTAGCGTATTTGTCGAACGCCCAAGACTCTCCTTCGTTCATTCCGTTGCTTACGCCCTGCCACCACTGCCTGTCCAGCATGCGCAGCTCTTCTTCACTTACTGGCTCAACCTCTGGAAAGTCCTCGTAGAACCAAGTTCCGAACCGAGCCTCTTTGCACCACTTCCGCCATTCCTTTGGATTGACAGGGTGTCCCTTTAAAACTTCAGATTCAGAACGATTAGACTCCTGATACCAAGAAGTCTTGAGAAAACAGCCATTGCTAACCATTCTCCTCGCGATTCTACGAAAAGCCTTTTGTCGTGCCGTAGGCTTAAACCCAAGCTTTTCAGGATTGATCCACTGGACCAACTCGCCCTTAAAGCCTTGCCCATTCCCATCGTTACCGTTCGAGCCATCTGAGGACATGTTCTACTCCATATGATACTATACTAAGCATGGAAAACGATGAGAACAAGACAGAGATTGAAGAACCTTGGATTCCTCACTCTGAAATCGTTGAAAAAATGATGAAGGAAAACCCTGATGTGCTTAGAATGGATGCGACAGATAAAGCAAGATTCTTGGTCAATGCAACTAAGCTATTTTCTGCGAAATACGCTGAGCTCAATCGCACTAAAGACTAAATCCAGCAGGTGGTGACCCGCTCGGCATAGCTTGACCTACAGCGGCGGACACATTCGGTACAGCCTCAACCGGACTTAGTGGTAGGCAGGAGGCATTTATTTTCCATTCATGTCTTTCAACACTTGCGCCCTGATTGACTCGTAAAGAGGATCGCCTGGTTTTACTTGAGGTTGTTGAGGTTTCCCGTCTGGACCATAGACTTGAAAAAGATCCCCTGGAGGAACTTCACCTGGACCATAAACTCCAAACTTATCATCTGGCGCAGGCATTTCACCTGGACCATAGACCCCAAACTCATCTCGAGGGGGAATCATCTGCTCTCGAGGAGGCATTGGCATTGGCCTACGAGGCATCCGTTCTTGTGGAGGCATTGGCATTGGTGCCCGAGGACCACGCTCTTGAGGCATTGGCGGGGGGCCAGGATCTAAATCACGTTGGCGCTGACGCCTACGAAAAACATCCATGACATTAGGTCGCTGTTCCATCTCAGAACCTAAACCAGAATCAGTATCAGTATCTAAATCTTGTTCAGGGTCAGCTCCCTCTTGAGGCCCACCCGAATCCGACTCTCTCAAATCGGGACCGCGCATCGCGCCCAAAAGTTCAGAAAGACCCAACTGCTCCAAAACGTTTGCAATCTGACCAGACCCCCTGTTCTCATCCATGCCTTCTGCTAAGTCTCGGTCTTCACGGCTTCGTGTTTCAGGTTTTCTTGTTGTTTTTTCAGCCCGTGCCATTGGCTTGGCTCCTTTCTCGCGGTTCGTCGTTCGACTTACGGCCCGTAGGTTTGATTTAGAATTATTATTTGGGTTTCCGTCTTTGTGATCAACTTCTCGAGAATCACCGTTCTTCAACCCAACCTTTCGACGAGCCTTGTTACGATTGTTTCTCGCATCTTTTTGCTTTCGAGTTCCGTGGTACTCGTCGTATTCTTTGCGGTAATCACGAGCCATCAGGACTTGTCCGTCTTGATTCCGTTGTAGGCCCCGTTGACACCAACACCAATAGGCTGATGCTCAGGCTTCAGCTTATTAAACTCGGTGTTTAGCGCGTCATCCAACTTGGAAGACCAGTCTTTACCGTTTTGATCAAGTAGCCCACTTCGAGCTTTATCAGCAGCATCAGAATAAACGCCATCGGGCAATACACCATCACCAAATACATCTTTAAAAGACTGGACATACTTGCCTGCTGCTAAAAGTTGAGCACCACTAAGTTTTGGTTTGGCCATAACTAACTCCGCTTTTTCCTTCGAACACCAAAGCTATTCATCAAATCAACGTCTTCTTCAGCCTTCTTGTATTCTTCTTTGCTCGGAACAGGCGCTTCTTCTTGTACTCCAACCAAATATCCATCAGGATGACCTAAGGTTTGGAACAAGCGGCTGCGGTGCGAAAGACGTTTTTTCTCGCTCATGCCTTCCTCTCAACCTGCATGCGCTCAGCTAAATCTGGAAAGTCAGGCTGATATTTGAAGTGATACTTGCCCATTTGTGGGTGACCAACCTCATACACATACTGACGAAGACCGTTCTCATACTTCCGGCCAATCAACTCGATAACGTATTCGTCAGCAGGACGATGAGCATTCGACTCCAGCATCATGCGGGCTACCGAGAGTCCCTCGGCAACAGACGACAGCTCAACATCATCAAGAGTACCAAACTCATCAAGCGTGTTGATTAAGTCCGTGTCCTCAAGATTAAGATCATCCATCGCTTCCGTGTAGTCCATCGTCGTGTCGTATGGAGACTCCATCGAACCCGCAGTCATCCCTCCACCTTCAAGCGCTGCCATCTCAGCATCACTCATACTAAGAGAAGAAACCCTCGCAGCCTCATCACGAACCTTGCCGCCAATCTTGCCAGAATGAATGTTCGAAAGCGTGTCGTATGAAACATCTCCAATGTCGCCACCATACTTGCCAGCAATGCCCCGAGTAAGATCAACGTCGCTACCATCCATGAAATTGGAATAAAGCTCGTCCTCCTCAATAGGCATCATGACCGTCTGACCCTTCGGATCAATAATCTCCAGAAACTTACCGCTACCCGTAATGTCGTGGCTGCGCTGAATCTCACCCAAATCAGGAATCGTCATCATAGAAGTAGAAGTGTCCAGAGGAAGGTAGTGCATGTCACCACTTTCTAAATCAATAATGATCATCTCGCCCTGGACAGAAGTAACGCCCTCGTCAGTCATGACCTCACTAGGCAAGCCCAGCTCAGCACGAAACCGACCAGAAGCCTTCGGCGCATTCCTCTTGTCATCACGAGTCTTCAAAGGACTCTCCAAAGACATGTCCATCGGACCCATGTCGTCAAAGAACTGCTCAACACCCGAAAGATCTTTACTAAACGGACGACGAAAACCAGTACCAGACGGACCAGACTCTTTCGCGTATCCCTTCAAGTCATGAGCCATACGAGTAGCCTCTTTTTCAAAAGGCCCAAGACTCATAGTATTCCGCCTGTTCTTAATAAGATCATCAAACGTCATCATGCCTCCGTTCTACCAATACCAAATCTTAGCATCTCAAGCATGAAAAAACCCCCCGGCGAAGGACACACCGGAGGGTTCGGAACACAACAATGAGTCGTTGCATGAAACCCAGCTACTCTACTGCCGCTGGACACCACACCCAACGACTTCGCTAAGAATCATTAAAACACCTTATCAGTACAACGTTTCAACGTCAATCGAACCAACGACAATCATCTGCAACAGAAGAATCAACACGGCGCAAACGGAAATAAACACTCGGTCCCTCTACCTTAGAAGAGTACCTCTTTTTTTTTCGCACATCACAAACAGTCTTGTCGTCTCGCAACACACCAGCCATCACCAAAGCATCCAGCAAACACTTCTCAATGTTGTCTATGTCTGGCTTGGCTGTGTGAAGCAATCGACCCTCAGGATCTTTCTTGCGCAACAAACGCTTTGGCCTTGGAAATACAGCAACAAACTCAACCTCTACTGGCTCCTCAATCGGAGCACCACTCCACTGACTCCTTACTACAAACGCACATGAACGCTCCCAGTCTGCTGTCTTCTTCGGCGTGTACAACTTGATGAAACCACCCTGAGTTGTACCCCTTGGTCTTCCCTTACCAATCGGTGGACCTGGCACGTCACACTCAAACAACCAATCACTCATTGCAAACCATCTCCTCAAACTCAACAACCATTTCATACAAACGCATAGAATCCGGTGACTCATCAACCTTCTCAGCACTCGTATGAATGTTCCAAATTGTCTGACACACAGCTCTCAAATCCATCGGTGAATCCCACCAACCCTCACGATTCATAATCAAACAAATCGTAGACAACTCCTTTGGAACTCTCTGCTCCCACCAATCAACGTTCATCCATTGATCAATATAAATCGCCTTAGATGACAAGTACGAATACCACTCGCTGAGAAACTCATGGCTCAATCTTCGAATATGACCAGCCCTTCTCTCAACATCACTAATGCCACTTCTGGCCAGTTCGTACTCTTCCCTCTTCTTTGACTTTGAATGGCGCTCTACCTTCTGTCCACTCTTTCCAAAAAGCATATGACAACGACTCCTCTACATCTCTCACACTTACCATTACCCAACGCAAACTTGGATGTTCCATTCTCATTCTCAATGGATACGGTAGAGACGCACCGTCTTCCCATGATTCTTTCAAACGTTCCCACCAAGCAGAACAAGATGGAGCATGAGACACTCGCATCTTCAATAGCCTGTCGTTGTATCCAATAGATTTAGATAACGATGACCTTATCTCAAACACTTGATCTGCAAGCAATGTCAATGCATCCCAATCAACAGAACCTTCTTTGTCTTGCATCTCAAACGCTCGACCATGAATAGCTTTGATTGCTAACCAACCAGCAACTTCTAAATCTACATCTGGTCTACACAATCTTGAACACAAAGCTCTGTCTAGAATCTTACGCCATCTCTTCATTACAAATGTTTCTACAATGATCAATGCTCTACCAAATGGATCAATGATCACAAGCTGACCACGACGAGCATTCAACTTCTTTCGATCAATAGTCCACTTGTTTCTTTCTATAGATGAACGACGACTCAACTCTATAGAATCATAATCAATCAATGACTTACTGTTTCTTTCAAGAAACCAAACGTCATCTACAAGACGAACAATGTCAGACAATGGTTCATCAATAGATGAGTAACGACAAACAACATCACCTTGAAGAAACCATTTACTCGCTCTTCCATTACAACGTTGTATTGATGACAACTGAATAGATGATGAATCTTCTACATCAAGTTCATTCAATACTTCTTGATATGTCTCATCATCAACTGATGTTTCTGAAACACCAATCAATCCTTCTGTTGGAAACAACTGACCAAGAACAATCCATCTTCTTAATGAATCGTCTCTTCCATCCAACGCCAATGACCTAGACCAACCCGACATACTTCCAACTTAATCGAAAGATGATCATTGATTTTCATTGGCAAGTAAACACACATGTCTCCATCATCATCTATTGAAACTTTCTCTGGAAAGACCTCAACAACTTTGAAGTCTTCTTGAACCTTAGAAATGATCAACATCAAATGGTTCTCATAGATATCTCTTGCTGCTACTGAAAGCTCAACACCTTCAATAGATTCAAACTCAATGTCATCAGATTCACATTGCATCAATCACTGCCTTACCAAGAACTTCAGATACTTGTGGACATACAGCATTACCTACTTGCCTGTATAAACTCTTCTTTGTCTTACCTTGAAATGGATGATTATCTGGAAAGCCCTGAAGCTTTGCGCATTCTCTCCATGTCAATCGTCTAAGCTTAGACAATGAATCTAATGATAGTTCATCATCTGGCTCTGCAACAAACGGTCCTGCATTACCAATCTGTACAGCAGCTACTGTAGTAGATGGTTCATCACTAATGTTCCTATAAGTTCTCTTCTCTCTTTCTTCTGATGTTCTTGGATTCGTACCACCACCAAGAAACTGACCAGAACCTAATGCATCACTAATAGTGTTCCATGGTTTCAATCGTGAACTAAACATTGTTCCTTGTAGTGTAGAACTCAATGAACCATGTGTAGCTTCTGGCCATCTAATCTGTTGAGCACCAGCAACTAAGAAGACACGACGCCTATGCTGTGGCACTCCATAATCAGAAGCATTCATCATGATGTGTCCTACCCAATCAAACCTCTTCTGAAACTCTGGAACAATCCAATCTTCCCAGTAGCAACCTGGACATTTATTAGCATCGCCAGAACAATCAGCAGAATGATACGTCAACCCTGGTACGTTCTCACAGATGACATAGCGTGGACCTATGCCTCTTTCTATAAAGTGGTCAATGATGTTGAGAGTCCATGGCCAACCGTTCCTCTCGTCTAATGCTCCGAGTCTACTACCCGCAGTAGAGAATGCCTGACATGGTGGTGATGCCCAAAGCAAATCAACACGCTCTATATCTTTATACAAAGACAAGTCTCTTACATCTCCGCATGTACCTGGAAAGCCAGCAGCAACTAAAGTCTCCGCTGCATCAGCATCCCATTCAACACACAGCTTGTGATCAAAGCCTGCTCTTCTCAATCCAACAGAAGCACCACCTGCTCCTGCGAATAGATCGACACTAACAAAGTCCTTCAAGTGTCCTCCCAATGTGGTGTGTCTACTACCTTATCAATACGATGCTTTGTTGCCAAGAAGCTCGCAGCTCGTGTGGGGGTTACTCGCTGCATGGGGGGTTGTGGGGGTATCCCCCTTCGTAAGTGATAGTGTGGGGGTTGACGTGTCAAGGCATAGGCCCGAAAGCTCATTAGGGGGGGGTGTGGGGGGTGTGGGGGGTGACAAGTCAAGAGACCCTATAGAACGGGGATCAAAGGTATAGCTAAGAGAAGATTTTGGGGTTCAAATGTCAAGGAAATGTCAAGAGGTGTGTATTTTATGGTTTCAACGTTGACAACACGGGGGGCACGGGTGAAGATGGATCATCGGAATCAACCGATGACCAAACGGAGCAACACAATGCAAACCACACCAAACACCATCGCCCTCCCTACCAACCTCGAGCAAGCCTTCTCGCTGACCAGAGGCGGCCAGTTCTGCTTCCTCGCCGAGCACGAGAACAAGGACGGATTCAAGTGCGCCAGCCGCCTTTACCAGACCGGCTTCAGCTACAAGGCTCTTTTGCAAGAGGCCCTCGCCGACTTGGCCAACTTGACCGCGAACCAGGTGATGGCTCAGTGCCGACACTGCGATACTCAGGCCCTCGCTCAGACTGCTATCGACCAACAGAAGGCATCCTGGGAGCGCTCGCTGGACAAGATCGCTAAAGGCACCCTCGAGTCTAACTACACCGAGGCGACTCCTGGCGTGCTCGTCAACGCGAACAATCCCGGCAGGCTCTACGTTCGTGGCCTCCTGGTGCGGGAGCAAGTCATCTGGCGCAAGGATCGCCCAGCGACCAAACACCGTAGCCCGCTGACCCCTACCAAGGCATGGATCAAGAATCAGTCTCGCATCAGCGACTACAAAAACTTCAGCCTCACCCCTGAGTCTAACTTCAAACACTTGGCGCTGGGTGGTCGTATCATCACCCCCGCCGATATCACCCGATACCTGGAGGATGTGTTGGGGGCGTAAGCCCCTGGGGGTGGGGGCCTGGTAACCTCCACCCCCTCCGTCCGAGGCTGTACCGCCTCGCTGATGAGACTCATGGAGAGTCGAAACGGAAACTCCAAACGGAAACACAACACAATGCAACCACATATCAAACAACTGATCTCAGAAGGTAAAGTACAACAGAGCAAACAGCTCTGCGCAGAGGAAGGATGCCAAGAACCTCTCTACGAGTTCACCGTCCCGATGTCTGAACCTCTCGTAATCAACGCAACACGGAGCCACCCTTTCGGCTACATCTGCGACAAGTGCGACAATAAGCGAACCCAAAAAAGATTCTTCGCTATTACTCGATAACAACACCGCCCCCCTTCGGGGGGGCACTTACACGGAGCACAACACCATGCACACAAGAAAAGAATACATGTCCGGCGACTGCACACACCAACAGTTCTATGAGCAGATGGTGACCGATGAAATCAAGGAAGGGGTTCGAAAGAGTATCGGCCTGGGCCGCATCATGCACTCAACGTGCGAACACTTCAACGATATACCTCTTAGCTTCTGGGATACCTTGGGCTGGAATCTAAGCGGTGCGATTGACCCTCAAATCAAAGCGGCATCTGACCACCCATCCCTTGCCGGTAGGGTGTGTGTGGTGAAGGCAGCAGCAAAAATGCTGAAGCGGGAAGAAGAGGATTTGACACCTTACGAGGTTCTCAAACGCATGAGACGGATGCATGCGATAGCTGCGGTTGATCGTTCGAATGCTTGGCTACGGGAAAAAGAAGGGGGTGAGTAATGGATCCTCAGTTCTGGATTGAATGGCTCTTCTTGGTCAGCCTACTGTTCGCCGGATGGTGGGTGCTACCAAACTAAAACAGAGGCCCTGAGCTCAGCTCGGGGCTTTCTTGCGTCTGGGGCAGCTCAACCTATCACTTGTCAGAAAACGGTCCAAGTCGCGCCAGCTCAAAAAAACAAAACTTTTTTGTCCGCCTAAATCATGCGAGCTCGTCTTGTATTGTAGGAGAACAACAATGAGTAAGTTTGAAGAGAGAGAAGACGAAAACCGCGACCTAGCAAAAAGCTTTATTGGCCTATTCGCTAAGAAGTTGAGTGAAGAGCTAATCGAGATGCGTGATGCTGGTGTCGATGCTGGAGAAGAGCATGTGCAAGAGATGATTGGTCTCCTGCATGGACTCAACGTCATTGCAATAGAGCAAGAGCTTGGTGAAGCAATGAAGAAAAGCATGGAGGCAATTACATGAACCCCCCTCCGTAACCGTCAGAAGACGTACCAGGTCGCACCATCGTTAGGGGACGTACCAGGTCGCACCATCGCTAAAAGACAAAAGACTTCGCACGGGTCGAGTTGTCAAGGAAATGTCAAGGGTGTGTTTTAGGTGTTGCCAACTCCGATACCACGTGGCATATTGTGAGAGTAGCAAGGACGCTACAACAACACGGAGCAAAAACAATGAGTCAAAAACCACAACGCCCAATCAACGTAATCGCAAAGGAAATCGTCGCTGATTGGAAAGTCGTAAACTATGCCGCCGTTCCATATCTGGAAGCAATGTTTTCACTCGATAGCATTGACGACAACTTCCACTATGACTCCGGCAAGTCTGTAGTCCGCTACTTCCTTGCCAATGCGCAAGGGTGGCGAGGCGAGAAAGCACGAAGCATCAAAGCTGAACTCAAGAGCATGATGTAAACCTCAACGGGGGGCGCAAGCCCCCCACCACACCACGGAGAAAAACAATGACATTCGAAACACACAATGAGACCACAGTACTTAGCGGCGGAACATGCTTGCAAGGCTACATCACGATTGACTTTGATAAACTGGTAGCTGTATTCGGAGAGCCTTGCGAAGGCGATCAATACAAAGTCGATTGGGAATGGGAAATCGAGTTTGATGACGGTACGGTTGCAACTGTCTACAACTGGAAGAACGGACCCAGCTATTGTGGAGAGCAAGGTTTGAACCAATATCAGATCAAAGAATGGCACGTTGGAGGCCGTTCCCGCACTGCAGTCAATCTTGTAGAGAACGCACTAAACATCGCATAACCGTGGTGGGGTGGCGGGTAGCCCGCAAGGGTCCGCCACCCCTATTGGAGCAAGGAAAATGGAAGAGCAAGAATGGTTAGCAGAGGTCTGCAGGAAATTTAGCGAGCAAGACTTAGCATTCACTTTATGGCATCGCGTGTTTGTGTCGTATCAAACCCCAGCGATAGCTTAGAAAGCATGCGCTATTGGATGTGCTTCTAGTGCAGGAAGTAAATGATCTTCTCCATTGTAGGGTCGCGCCCATGAATGGCACGAAGAACAGCTAAGAAAATCACCAATAGTGGCGGCCCGATCATCGTGCACAGATGATCGGGTTTTCTTTTGAGCTGCAGTACTATCACTGTTTGGGGACGTACCAGGTCGCGCCGTCGTTAGGGGACGGTCCAAGTCGCACCGTCGTTGGGGGACGTACCAAGTCGCACCAGCTCAACAAATCACCAGCTCCTTTTTTCTGGTGCCAAGGTTGACAACGGGGGTGAGAAATGCGACATTGGGGGTGGGAGAGGACGGTCTTCTCTCAATCACCACGGAGCACCAATGAGTAGTCAAAACACAATCATTTCAAACCCAGAGTTCTACACTCCACTTTCTGAGTTGCGCCAGTACTCCGACAAGTACTTAGCAGAGGCCATCAAATGGGAGCCACTCTACAAAGGCTGGACCGTATACGGAGACGCCACATTGTACGAATGCCACATCCAAGGCGACGAGAACACCATTGTAATGGTCATTGGCGGTAAGGCTTATGACACAGGGCATTGGGAAATCTCAGATCTCCGAGAGCACGAACCAATCCAAATCAACTTCTTTTAGAACTACAAACCAACCAGGGGGGCGCAAGCCCCCAACACCACGGAGCACAAAAAATGAAATGGTCTTATCAAAGTCAAAGCCTTCACTACACGTCGATTCACTCTTCGGACCCGGATCCCGCAAAATGCATTTGTAAGGGTAGCGGTTGGTGGCTTTCCAACTATGACACCTGGGAGCAGTGCAGCTACACCGCTCATCGCAAGGGTAACGAACGTCATCCAGAAGACGTAGCATACGAAGAGTCCATGAATGAATGGGCGGCTGAATGGGAAGCTGAGAAAGCAATGGAAGCCGAACAAAACAAAGGAGGTGAATAATGGAAACCATGCAAGCGCTAGTAGTGAGCGTTGTAGACGCGATTGGAAACGATCCTAAACCAGACTGGAAAGATTCTTTGATTGATGCATGCGATGCTGTAGAAGCGGAGTTTGATGAGATGAAAGAAGCACTAAAAAAGCAGAAAGCCTGCACAGAAAGCACTGAAACAATGTTCGAAGCTTTCGATGAGGAAACAGGGGAGACCTGGGCATTGTGTTGGCATCTCGTCAAAGAGAAAGGGGGTGATGGATGAGCAGCTCGCTTTCGATTCAACAGCAGCGCGACGGTCCAAGTCGCACCGTTGAAAGCCGTACCAAGTCGCACCGTTAGGGGCCGTACCAAGTCGCACCACAGTTAGGGGACGGTCCAAGTCGCATCGAATGTCAAGGAAATGTCAAGGGCAAAATAAGTGTTGCCAAGACTGATAACAGCAGCTAAGATAAAGACACCACAACAAAGGACACCACAAATGAGAAGAATTGTTTTATACGAAGGACCATCAGCCATTGACGGCGCACCAATTGTCGCATTGACAGCAGACATTGATCGCAAGTCTAAAAACGTGAAAACTGCAGACGAAGTCCAGACTTATATCCTGCGCCAGGATGTCAAGCCTAACGCGGCGATCAAGTCAGGAGAGGACACGTCAATTTGTGGCGGATGCGCACACCGATCAGAGGCATCGGGCGGATCGGGCGCATGCTATGTGATCGCCTTTCGTGGCCCGCTCGCAGTGTGGTCCGCTTACAAGCGAGGCAATGTGATCAGGCCATCGGATGCTTTGATCTCCGCTATGGTAGCAGACCGGACGATCCGTCTTGGATCCTATGGCAATCCGTCTGCTATCCCTGCGGATCGTTGGGAGGTCTTGCTTGCACAGTCGAAGGGCCACACAGGATATGATCACAGGTGGCGCGATATTGACCCTGCAGTGTGGGCACACCTTGTTATGGCAAGCGTTGACACGCCGGAAGAAGCACACGAAGCGATCGCGATGGGATACCGGACGTTTCGAACCCGTTTACCTGACGAAGTATTGATGCCACACGAGCGAGTGTGTCCTGCCTCTCATGAGTTTGGGCAAGTGTTGACTTGCGAGCAGTGCAGGGGATGTGACGGCACACGACGCGGACAAAAACGAAAGTCCTACGCCATCATAGCCCATGGCCCTATGGCAAAAAGATACGAAAAGTGGAGGGCAAGCCTGTAATCGGGTTTGACACCACACAGAACACAAGCTAAGATTCAAAAGTAGGATGAACCTACACACCACAAGGAGCAACAATGTCATTCGACCCACACAAATCAGCATACGTTTTCTATTCGGACCCTGGTCACGAATGGTTAGCAGTGCCTTTCAGCGCATTGAAAGACTTGGACATTGAGCAGGAGATCTCATCCTACTCATACACCAACAAGCACAAAACCGTCGCATATCTGGAGGGGGACTGCGATGCAGCAGTGTTCCTGAAAGCCTTCCAAGAGAAGTATGGCTTTCGTCCTAAGTGGATTGACAGTAGCACTAACGGTCAATCACACGTCCGCCGCATGCCACACTACATTCAGCCACAATAAGGAGAGATCATGGGATACTGTATCTTTCAAAGAGATGGAAAGTTCAAAATTGCCTCCGCCGACAAGGCGGGGGCGCTATCGGCCCTCAAAAAACTATCCAAAGGCGATTATGCATGGGTAGATCACTTGGGATTGGAGCAAGCAGACACACTGGAGCAAGCGATTAGGGCATGGCGATGGCATGCCACGACGGATGAACAGGGAAACATTGACGATCTGTATTTCAACGGAGAAAAATACGGAGACGAAGAGGTTTTGCTCAAAGTGCTCGCACTCTACGCCGAAAGTGGCTCGTGGGTAGAAATGCAAGGCGAAGACGGCGAACGATGGATGTGGAAGTTCGAAAGGAGACAGCTTGTAACCTACAACGCAAAGATCACCTTTGATGAACCGTCATACAGCTACGAAACATAAAAGGCATGCTCCGAGGGGTCAGGATTTCGGTCCTGGCCCCTTTTTTCGGCGCGAAATCCGGCCCTCAGCTCAAGATGTGAAGTAAGCAGTGATAGTTTACATTCGGACGCGGTTGCGCCAGCTCCGTTAGGGGTCGGGCCAGGTCGCATCACCATAGTTGGGGGGCGGGCCAGGTCGCATCATGTTCCAATAACATGCATTATGTTCAATGGTTGGGGGGCGGTCCAAGTCGCACCAAACGATGGACGGGAAACTATTTTGGCTAATACTGTTATCTTCCTTGACTACTCAAATGAATCAATGTTATGGATATGGGGTAGGATGAACCTACAAACAACAAGTGAGACACCACAATGGAATTCGAAAGATTCAACCACTGCCCAGGCAACATGACCCGATACGATTTGCTGTTCGCGAAGAACGGGAACGGAGGGTTCATCCTTGTCTGGCTGAACCGAAGCGGGATTAGCGGCCCAGCGATCAACTACGACGGTGGAGGCATGGTTACTCCTGGCTACCTCGAGGCGAAGCTTGATCATCCTGAAGGCTTGAGGGGAGACATGAATGCACTGTGTGCCTTCCTGGCCTCGAAGGGCGTTCACGCAGAAGTGACCGGAGGCTTCAAGGCTGACGGTACATACCGACGATAAACTCTAACGGGGGGCGCAAGTCCCCCATCACCACATAAGGACACCACAATGGAAAACAGACGATACTTTATCTTCAAGGACGGAGAACTCTTTGGTTTCTCCGTAGACATCGAGGGGGCACACAAGATTCTCCTCGGCCAACTAACCAAGTCGAGCGGTAACTTCGCAATCATGTACATGAGCGAAGAAGACTACAGAAGAATCGGTGACTTCGATTACAGATGCGCCGAGTCGATTCGACTGACACACGACAGCGAAGTACTGTCAACAACCCAACCACTCTGGAGTGAAGAGAAGATCCAGAAGTGGTACGGCAAACAACCTGGGACAGCTAAGTTCAAAGCAAAGCCGGTCTGGTTTTCAATCGATGATCTCTTCGAGGTGGAAGGATACTCGATTGGACAGACTTGGAATGGATGGGCGGTGCCTTACTTCACCAAGAGCCAAGTAGAGAAGGTCAAAGAGGCGTTGACTAAGTCCGGCGTTACTCCTTGGGTACGATGGAAGACAGAGGAAGACGGGACCATCGTTGTTCAAAGCACATCTCCCTATGATGATGAGCCCGACGACATCTGGTCGCCCCAAACAATCGATGGCGTTGACGAACCTGTCTGGTGCATCGGTGGCTTTGCCTGGGTTTGGGAGGCATTCGAACACAAGCGGTGTGAATCCTGCGGAGTCGATGTGCCAGAGGATGAGCACTGCGGCAACGACAATCCCGATGGAAGCGCCGAGTACTTGTGCTCCGACTGCTTCACTCCCGAAGAGGAAGAGGAGTCCATCATGGACATCGTTGTCAACATGAAGCGACTGGCCGACGAAATCATGGGAGGTGGACTATGATTTCGAAGGAATGCTTTCGACTCGTAGACGAACTCTGGGCCCAGGTCAACGAAGCGCATCAGAAAAGTGACGAGGGCGAAATATCCTCCGAACTTGCCGCACAGAGATGTAGAAAAGCCTGCAGCGAGTTCGTGCATTCGCACATGATGATGATGGATACCCCTCGTTTTTTCAACGGGCGCTGGTACTTTCCGGCCCGGTGGAACCTTGAGGAAAACGAATGAACAAACAGGAGCTGAGCTCCGCCTGTCGGTGTGATGTGGTGTCCGCCGACAGGTTTGTTTGGGGTCGAACCAAGTCGCACCGATCTTCTGGTAGAAAGTCGGGCCAAGTCGCACCGGCCAAGTTCGGGGTCGGGCGAAGTCGCACCGATGCCATATGGAAACAGCTCAAACCAACCAGCTCAAGTTGGGGGTCGAACCAAGTCGCATCGATGTGTGGTGTCAAGTAGAGAACAACAAGGGGTTACTTGCTGAGCGGGCCGGGTCGCACCGCCGGATGGGCTAACCGGACTCTCGACTGCCCAGACTACCTGTTATCAAGCCGAGAACACGCTGCCTATACCGCTGTTTGGCCTTGCTTTCGGGTTCAAGGCGCTTTTTTTGGGCGATTTTGGCCCGTAAACCATTGAAATAGCTCGTTTTTTTGCTAAAACGGTGCCATGCGGCATGAATCGAGGATGCAGGCACGCCTTCGAGGGCCGCCGGAGCACTATTTCCACACATCCCACTGACCCTGGCTACCCATCCATCCTTTGCCTGTGGGACAATATGTAGGTATTGGGGTTCTTTCAAATGCAACATTATCATCTCCGAATCCGTCGTTTATCAGCGCCTCCTTCATCTTACCGTCGTTTGAGCGAGTCTGAGTTGGAAGATTTGGTATCTGATTGTGAAGCTGCACTGACTGGAGATCATTGGCGTGATGAGATTCAGGCATGTTCGATTCGCATATGGAGATTGTTCCGCACATTAGACATTGAGTACGGTGGTAGTGGAAAGTTCGCGAGGTTTGCACGAGCGATAGACGAGTCACCTACAGCGATTGCTGCATACTTTCTTGGTAAGGACAAGCCTACTCGGTACAACACAGATGTTCTTCACAGGTGGTGTTGTGGCATCAGCTCACTATGGCTTGAGGAGTTTGGTGGACCTCAGGTTGATCTACATTTGCGTGCTGACGGAGTTGTTCGTCCCTTCTTAGTTCACATGAGTCCGTTAGGTGTTATCAAGAACACGGGCGAGCCACAGCTAAAGTAGTGATATTAGTAAGGAATCCAGACAAGAAACCCTTGCTGCCCATATCTGCCCCACCTTTTCTTAACCTTTTATTAGCCCTCTCTATTGCCTGACCACTACTCCTCTATACCATTTACTTTTTTTTATAGGAAAAGGGGATATAAGGGAGGCAATGGTAAATAACTGAAGCATTCTAACTATTTACCGCTGACCATGTTGTAGCCACGACTGACTATAAATGGGGCGGCATTGTATAAAAACCCCCCAATAACCCTGGAATATGCCTGACCTTTGGCCCAAACATGACTTGACCGCCACATCCCCATACCTTATGACTTAGTACACCATTGGGTGACACTTAGTCCCCAAGAGGTTACCAAACACCACAGAGGACACAATGAGCGTACATTTTAGTAGTAAGACCGATCAGTGGTCTACACCCCAGGATTTGTTCGATAGCTATGACAAACTGTGGGGATTTGAACTGGATGTTTGTGCTCTACCAAGCAATGCCAAATGCCGGAAATACTTCACACCGGAAGACGATGGGCTTGCTCAACAGTGGTCTGGTGTGTGCTGGATGAATCCACCGTATGGAAGAGAGATCAAGAAGTGGATGAAGAAAGCCTACGAAGAATCCCAACGTGGATGCACAGTGGTTTGCCTGGTTCCTTCTAGAACAGACACCGCTTGGTGGCATGACTACGCAATGAAAGGACAAGTGATCTTTCTAAGGGGAAGGCTCAAGTTCGGTGACGCTAAGAACTCTGCACCCTTCCCGTCAGCAATTGTGATCTTCAAAGGAGACAACAAGTGAACGAACAAACCTCAACCATGATCAAGAAAGCAATCGGAAGCCATGCTGTCTTCTTAGCAGTGCGGCACGACCCTGAACTCGTAGGGAGATTTAAGAAGACTGAAGCTGGAACCCTCTTCATGGATGGAGACAAGATCAATAAAGCCAAACTGGCTTCTGTCCTCATCTACCTGACGGGCAAGTGGGGCATGCGGCCTACCGAGTTTGAGTTGTACACAGGGATTCTGGGTGCCTCTCAAGAAGTAAAGGTCGAACGCAAGAAGAACTCACTGCCTGAAAGAGAAGTGCAGTGGGCCAAAGAAAAGCTGAACAGGGATCACGTTGCCATGTCTACAACTGACATCATCGATCAACTGCCCGCAGGAATGCTGATGCAAGGACGGAGCGGTGAGATGAGACTGGCTCGTATCCTCGATGAACTGGGCTGGGAGCGAAAGAGAACCATGATCCACAACATCAGAGCCTATCGATGGTATCCACCAGAAGACTGGGTGTTTCCAGATGTAGAGGCTCCTCAAGCAAAGAACCTTGAGAACGTCGTGGATTACTTTGACCACATCGAAGACGAAAGCATTGTGCTCCCTGAAATGGAAGTAAGGCAAACAGATGGTCGATGGACACATCCAGTAGCTGAAGACGATGAGTCGGAACACAAGGTTGAGCTGGACCCATGGGGAGATCCCGTGGTCGTCATTAAAGAAGCAAAAGAAATCAAACACTTCTACGAAGAGGATGAGGAATGAACAAGAACGATTACGACATGGCTGATATAGCCCTGGGTGTCATAGCCCTCGGTGTGCTCACATGGGTTTTAGGCTCAGCGCTTATCTCTTTGTTGTAAGATACAAATGACTTGCACACGGTAAGGAAGCATATTTCAACTGGGTTGTGCTTCTGAGTGTGAAGACGGCGGCGCAGGGAGGCATGGCCGTGGTCAAACAGATGCCTCAACTTTTATGAGCCACTGCCTTACGAACCGAAATCTAATGACGATTAGGTGGGCGGCAAGTTTGTGGTGGCTCACCCTTTTCCAGAGGCGACGGGATTAACTAAACACTGGAATCAGCCAGGGTTTTTGTACCAGGGTCTCGTCGTCTCTATCTTTTTCATGTTATCTCTATTGACAACACAAAAAGCACAGACTATTCTCTCTAAACACCACAATAGGAGGACGCTTGAAACACGGAGAAGTTCGAAACAGAAGGATGGTTTGCCACTCAAAGCCGAGAGAAATCTCGGTGTGGTTCGCCAAAAACTGTGAGTCAACAAATGATGTTCAACCTGCATGGTCAGGATTCTTAGAACAGACATACGCAGAGATTTACTGTGCGTTCTGTGACGAATGGATCAAATGCAGGGGGGTTGGAGGAACCCTCAAATGGGTAGCTGTTCATAGTGACGGCGGCTGCAGAAAGAACAAAGAACACAACACCACACTGGAGATCACATGATCGAGATTACAAATGAGCAAGACATTACGTTCAACGTGAGAGTCGTTTATCGAGGGGATTCATACGGACTGAACGACAAACTTATCTACCAAAGCGATGAGCCACTCGTAGAGTTCTACGACACCAGGTACAAACAACCGGACACGGACTGTGGCTACCGTGGTCAGTTTATTTGCCGATACATGCTGACAACATTGCAAGACCACATGGACAAGTGGCCTGAGACTACCGCGCTGGGACTTATGGGCGGTGAGCCACAATGGTCGGTCACTGGCGAGAATGTGCGTGAAGCTGTGAAGTATGCGCTCAAAGGAATGCTGGTTGTAAGAGAGTCGGAGTCGGAAGAACGAAGACTCCGCAGGATGCTCAAGTCAGCACTAAACAAGATCGATTCGCTCGAGGCTGAGATTCAGCAGCTCAAGACGATGGGAGGTGAGTGATGACTATGGCGCATGCCAAGGTGGTTGGGGGTGGGCAATACCTGCACCCCGACTGCCCCGTTCTCGATGAGATTGTGGATCGATTCAAGATGCGCAATCCTGAGTATGGGCGTGCGCAGTCTTTAATCAGGAGCGGCAAGTATGTAGACCTACCAGAGGAATACATCTACGCTGCCCGTGAACTGCCTTACTCCCACCCATGGGCAGGCGGCCTTCAGGTTCCAAGGTGCGTTGACTTGAGAAGCTATGGCTTCGAGAACCACGTTCGAACCAGCTACCCAGCAGCTAGAAAGGTCAACCTCGAGCCCCACATCAAACTGAGAGACTACCAGTATCTGGCGATTAAGAAGTTCGTCGAGGTAGATAGCCATGCGCGAGACGCAGTGGTCGTAGCACCATGCGGTGCCGGAAAGACAACTATCGGCATTGGAACCATTGCTGCTGTGTCATCGCCAGCGCTTGTGCTTGTTCACACGTTGGACTTGGCTACACAGTGGGTGACTCGATGCAGACAACAACTGGGAGAGGAGGCTCTTCTGATTGGTGGAGGCAACAGTTCATCTAAGAAAGACTGGGACAGCCAAGAGAAAGATGCACGCATCGTCGTTGCAACCTTCCAGACAATGTACAAATGGACGTGGGAGGAGAGATACAACTTCGGCAAGCACTTTGGCTTGGTCATTGTAGACGAGGCTCATCACGTCCCAGCCAACACATTCACTGAGATTCTGATGACGTTAGGCGCTCGGTTTAGGCTTGGACTAACCGCTACTCCTGAGCGGGCTGATGGCCTGACCAACATGCTTCATTGGAGTCTTGGAGAAATCATTCACGAGGTAACTACTCCTGAGCTGATTGAGCGAGGGCTGGTCTTGGCTCCTCGAGTGGTGAACCTGAACACAGGATGGAAGCCACCACAAAAGGAAATGGAGTACACCAAGATGATTAGCGCCATGTGCGGTAATGAGGATCGTACTCAACTGATACTCGACACTGCTCGACGCGCCGTGAACAACGGACGCCAGGTTCTGGTTCTTTCAGACCGAGTCCAACACTGCATCGACATGGCAGAGAAGATGAGTTCTGTCTGCATCAGCGCTGCGCTAGTTGGAAAGGTCAGCAAGAAGAAGAGAGAAGAGATTCTAAAGAAAGCAGATGAAGGAGAGATTCGAGCCCTGTTTGCTACGACAGTAGCTGATGAGGGCCTTGACCTTCCAGGCTTAGACACAGTCATACTGACATCACCGAGCAGTGCGATGGGACGCATCCAACAACGCATTGGTCGAATCATGAGAACTAAAGAAGGCAAGCAAGAGCCACTCGTTATCGACCTGGTTGACGACGGTGGACGATTCCATGGCGCGGCTAAGAAAAGGCGGCGGCTGTATTCAAGCCTTGGATGCAAGATGGGGGTTAGCTAATGGGATGTTTTGAAATGCATGAAGGGATGCAAGGATTCTTACTTTACATGGGCATCTACACCGCTTGGTGCATGGTGTTCGATTCACATTGATGCAAGCACGCAATCAATATTGTTCTTAGGAGGACAAACACAATGGTCAACAAAGTAGTACTCATAGGCAATCTGGGTCAGGATCCAGAAGCCCGTCAGACCAACTCAGGCACGACGGTTACCAACTTTCGCTTGGCAACCAACGAGCGACGGAAGGTAAACGACGAATGGACAGACCATACTGAATGGCATTCAGTTGTCTGCTTTGGCAAGACGGCAGAGAATGTCGCTAAGTATTGCAGGCGAGGCAAACAGGTCTACATCATGGGCCGGATTCAAACTCGTAAGTGGCAAGACAAGGAAGGCAATGATCGCTACAGCACTGAGATTGTAGCCGACGACATCAAGTTCCTTGGTGGCCGAGACGAGGCTGCTTCTACAAATGGAAGAGCACCAGCTCAACAGTCCCAGTCTGTAAACCTGGACGACATTCCATTCTAAATAAAAACGCTGGGGTGTAGTTCAATTGGCAGAACGCCTGACTGTTAATCAGGAGGTTGCAGGTTCGAGTCCTGCTGCCCCAGCCTCTTTGGAGAGACGATGATGTTGTACAAATATCTCTTAGTAGGCATGCTTTTCACATGTTCCTGTGCGCCGAAGCATACAAACTACGGTGCGCTTGAAGGTCTTGCTGGAGACTACTTAGAGAACCAACGCATCTCTTCTGAAATGCTTTTGGTCGCAGCCAAGAACGCACCATACCAAGACGAATGTAGAAGGTTTGCTGGCGCTGCATTTTGGTTGAGAGCAATCGCGAAAGCTGAAACTGAATACCAGCTTTGGCTCTTTCACCCACATCGTTTTCTGTTGGAAGAACCAGACCCAACACCAAGACCTGAGTCGTCTTACGACTTTTGTATCAAACATGACTTGCGCGAAACAAGTCTGTAGCCTACATTGACAACACCACACCACAAGGAAGGACAAATGGAAAGAAAGATTAACCCTAAGAGGGTCATCCAGATTGACTATGACTCAAGGTATCAAGAGATGCTTTGGGAGATGATCAAGGATGAACTAGAAGACATTCTCAATAGAGAGCCATACCGGATGGAAGACCACGGTGTTGGAGCCTATGAGTACTGGGGCTTTACTGGATGCGACACCAAGATGGTTCCAGTCATTGAACTCAACCAAGACATTATTGAGCTGTGGGTTCCTAAGAATGTTGTCGATGAGCTGGGGGGAGAAGATGAAGTATCGGACATGTTCACCGATGGAACGGATGAGATGACAGCTATGACCGATATCGAGAACTACGAGATTACTGTTGTGGCCAAGTTCAACGAGGCCCGGTGGGAAAACCATTCTCCGAGCGGCAGCAGGTCTAAATATTACGTTGGCAATTACAGCTTGCGGCAGGAGTGATAGATGCGCATCAATACGATTGAAGTAGTTAGAGAGTTAGTAGAAAAACTCGGTGGTGGATACAGGCCGTGTGCTCGCATTC